TTCGTTCCTGTTTCGTTCCTGTCTAACGGCGGCGGGAAGGTAGCGCACTCCCGCCGCCTCCGCAAGTTTTCTTATGAGACGTAGGCTCGATCGTCAATGATCTTGTAATTGAGGATCTGAAAATTCCCCTTGAGATCCGTCCGTTCGACGATCGCGAAGCCGTGATTCCATCGGAGGCTGACCATGTTATAGCGGGGATGCAGATCGCAGAGGCATCCCTGCGACCAACACGCGATCACCTTGTCATTGATTGACTTGTTCGAGTGGCTGCTCGTTTGGTGTCCGTGTCCTACAAGGGTGCAATTCAGCGTCCGGAGGAAGACTCCTCTCGCCTGATTTACCGGCGAGAAAATCCCTTTGCCGACTTCGTGACCGTGGAGAACCCAAAGGTGACCGATCTTCATCGGTTGGGACTTCACGAACTTAATGTCCAGGTCGTATTCCGGCGCCTCGTCTTCCGGGAAGAACAGCTCCGGGCATTTGAAGATCTTGTCTACCTGCGAGAGTTGCGTCTCCCATAGGGCGGACGACACGTTCGACATGTGATCCGCCCATCGCTCCTCATGGTTCCCCATCTTCCAAGTGATCGGGATCGACGGCCCGAAGATCTTCCGGATCGCCTGGATTAGCTGATAGGTTCCGCGGAGTTCCAGCTCGATCTTCCGGCCCTTCATCGTCTTCGTGAACCGACTAATCTGGTAGAAGTCGATCAGGTCGCCATTGATTAGAATGCTGTCCACCTTGTTCTCGTAGCCGGTCCGTAGGGCGATCTCTAGCGCGTCCTCGTCGTGGAATGGGTAGTGGATATCCGAGATAGAGAGAACCTTCTCTCCAGGGATGTTGTAAGGCGTCCAGATCACGTCCGTCTTCTCTGGCGGCGGAACGGTGGCCAAGACGACCTTCGCTTCATCCCAGGACTTAACCAGCTCGGGTGCCACATTCACGGCTTGCTTGCGGCTCTGCTTCCCGTTCGCTCCGCGCCAGTATCGGATGCGGCCTCGCGCCATTTCGAGCGTCCACCGATCCGGGAACATTTTAACGAGGCGCTTGGCAAGTGTTCTTGTGGGGACGTCCGGACTTTTCCGGATCGCGGCCATCACCAGCTTCGTCTCGCTTGGGTTCCATTGGTTTGTTTTTGGGTTCCGTTTACTCATAGATTTATTCCCAGTTTTCCAGCCTGCTCTGTAGCTCCTCGACTGCTTTGATTGTGTGCTCCCTGATCCCCTTCGCTTGGATCGTCTCGATCGGCGCGAAGGCGTCCGGGTTCTCGATGATTTGATTCACATCGAAGGCCCAGTATTCTGCCGGATACTTGAGCGGCCCGAACCGATGCTGCCTGATTCTGACAATGATAAAACGTCCGTTGTTGTGGGCGGAGTAGAAGACGCCGTGCTCTTGTGCGTCTACGAACTTGAAGGCGATCGCCTCCATCGTTGGGACGTGTTCGTCGGGGATGCTTTGCTTTAGAGGTTTCCTGAGTGATCTCCTGAGTCCTTTGATTTCATGCTGCATTTTTTTCCTTCTTGGTTCGCTTGCGATCGCGTAGCTCCTGCGAATCTTGCAAGCCGTCGATAACGCGCTTTGGTAGCCTTCGTCCGATAGGTGGCGTTCGCTTTCTTCACGGAGTTCTTTCTGCAGCTTCTTGAGCCGCTTGTTCGCTGCCTCGGATGTCATGGCGTTATAACTTCGACTTGGTAGCCTGTCCTTAGCAGGTAGCTCGTTGTCTGCAGCGCCTTCTTGGATGTCTTGCAGATGTCGAAACAGATCCACGCTCCAGGCGTTACGATGTAGATGATCCAGGTCATGGGAGGCGGGTGTCGAGGTTTTGGTTTAGTTTGTAGGCGGTCAAGACTGGACTCAGGCAGAGCATAACAGGCGAGACGTTTGATGCTGGTATCCGGGAGAGTAGCTGGACTCCGGACTTCTCCAGTGCCGCGAAGACCAGCTCGGAACAGAACCATTTGCGGTTCGGCGGGTGAGCGCGGCGGGACACGAACCGAGCGACCCCGCTGAAGTCGTAGGGCTTCCCGACCTGCGCCTCGGCGAACGCCCAAGCGTCCTTGCTTTGCTTCGAGGTGATGCCGGTGATGTTGTAGCGTTGGACGTTGTCCCAGTTCTTCAGCTCCTTCTTCCGGACGCCACTTGTCCAGGCTTCGATTATGGTGTCGCTGCCGGCGCTCTCGACGAGTGCGGCGTGAGACCAGAAGCTTCGGGTCTGCCAGCGGATCGCCCAGGAGACGAATCCGTGACCGTGAAATAATGCGACTTGAACGACTTTTTTATTCATGTGGTTTGTGTTTAATGGGGTTCGAGGTCGTTTATGTTATGCCTCAAGGTTAGAAGGATCGCTATCGGTATGATTAAACCTAGAAAAATCATTGTGTTGTAGGGGTCCGGGGTTTGCTGTCCCCCGGATTCCTTCGGTGGTGGTTTACGGTCCGCCGTCGCCGCCTTCCATTTCCCGGCGCTCGTCCTCGGTGAGCGTCCCGCCGGCGGTGTCGTCGTCGAACTTCTTCTCCCGCTTCTTCGCGGCGGCGTCTTCCTGTTCGCGGTTGAAGGCTTGCTGCTCCTCGATCTCCTTCATCCTGGCAGCGTCGGCTTCGTCCGGGTTCACGACTTCGACGCCGGCCGTCTTGGTGACTGCCAGCGGCAGCTCGGTCTGATCCGGGTCCGGGACCTGAACCCTGGCGCCGTCCTTCCAGGCTTGCGAGAACGCGATCCCGACTTTGATCTGCCCCGGCTGGGTCTTCCGGCAGATCTCGATCTTCAGCGCGAACGCAAGGGTCCGCTCCCCGCTATCCCTGGCGATCTTGTCGATCATCTCGTAATGGCGCTTTATCAGCAGGACCGCCTGCTGAAGGCTTGCGCCGAGTTCCGACTCCTCCCACGGTCCAGATGTGGGCGGTAGGGCTTCCCGGGCGAGCGATCGCCAATAATCCATGTTCAGCTCGTCACCGGCGCCCTGCGTGATCTCGTCCACTACGGCCATCTCGGCCGGCTGTTCCGGCGGAGGCGCCGGCTTGTTCGGTTTCATTGCTTTCTTTGGTTTCTTTGCCATGTGTTCCTTATGCTGCCTTTGGTTGCGCGGGGTGCTTCGGCAGCTTCGCCTCCCACGATTTATATCCTCCGAGGATCTCGCGGATCTCCGTGATGATGTTCCCGAGGATTATCGACTGACATCTTCCAGCCTTCAGCGCGGCTACGATCGACGGCTCCCTCGCGATGATCGTGATCTCGACGAACTCAGGCAGGACTCCGGAGCATCGCAGATCCGGCGTGAGCTTCTTGGTGAATGTTAGGAGGTTCTTCAGGATGCCGAAGATCCGATCGCTCGCGGTCGTTCCGGTTGTGGCCTTCTCCATCTCGACACGGTGGGTCTTGGTTTTGCCGACCATGATGTTCCAAGCGTTGTATCCGGTGGCGCCTATAGCGACCTCAATCCTTATGGGGTTGCTGATACCCCGGGAGCGAATCTCCTGTAGTTCCTTGTGCTCCGGTGGTGTTCTCTCCTGCGGGTTTGGTGTCGGGGATGTCGTCTTCATCTATTTTATTTCCAGGCTGCAGCTTGACGAAGTTCACGGACAGGTCGCGCCATAGAAGGATCACTGGTTCCTTCCCGGTCGATCGTTGCTTGGTGCAATAGATCCATGCGTCGGGTGCTTTAGGGTCTGGCGTGTTGGATTGTTCTTTTCGTCGGTTACGATACACCGCAAGAGCGACGGATGTCAAATCGGTGATTGTGGAGGCGCCTCGGACTTCATCGACGGAGTGGATCTGCTTCTTGGCTTGGTCGGTCGGGATCTTGCGATGGTGCGCGAGGACCCAGACGGTTACGCGGTTGTCTCGCCCCCAGTCGGTGAGTGTGTTCATGTCGTCGGTCTGCTGCGCGTAGTCGTCCATCTTGGTCGTGAGCTTGGTCAGGTTGTCCAAGACAAAGTGAGTGCATCCGAAGCGGCTCTTCGCGTATTCCCAGAAGTCGATAATGTCCGCCAGTCTGGCTTTGCCTGTCTGTTTTAGCCAGACGAAGGAGTCCCTCTCGGCGAGGTAGTCTTCCAGGATCTCCTTGGTCATCTCGCCGGCGGCGATCCCGATGTCCAGCTCGACCATCCGACGGACGACGTCCAGGGTGTCCATCTCCAGGCTGGCGATCGCGACCTTCGCCTGATGCTGCTGGGCGATCTCGACCGCAGCCTGATGGACGATCTGAGACTTGCCGTGTCCGGTTGGTCCGGACAGAAGGACGGCGTGTCCTGGCAGGAGACGGATGTCCGGGCCGAAAAGCGCGATGTGGGACCCCTCCTCGATCTCGTTCGAGCGGAGGATGTAGTCGGTGATCTCCTGCGCGTTCTGCGCGGTCGTCAAGATCCTGGAGTCGAACAGTCCCTTCGCTTGGAAGATTGCCTCCCGGAACTCAGTTGAGGTCCAGCCTTTACAGAGCGCATCGTTCGCGTCCTTGTGCTCCCCGAGGCCGATCACGCGCAGCCGCGCCTTGCCGATCCTGCGGACGAACTGCTCGACCATCTCCTCGCCAGCTCGGTCCGCGTCCGGGCAGAGGTAGATCGTCTCGAACTGCTGCAGGTTCTCCCAGTCGTAGCCGATCGCTTCGCCGGCTGAGCTGGCGCCGTTCGGAACGGACAACGCCGGGAATCCCATCGAATGCCATGTCATTGCGTCGATCTCGCCCTCGGTGATGATCACTTCCGGGGAGTCCTTGGCGAGCGCCTGCCAACCGAAGAAGGACGGGGCGCAGCCGGGGTCTGCGCGGATGATTTTTCTGCCGCGCTCGTCTCTGTTCAGCTTTAGATATTTGATCGCCACAAGCTCTCCGTCTGGCGATATGAACGGGAAGACGATCTCATTCTTGTCGCGGATCATGCAGGCCTTGAATTGCGCCAAGGTCTCGGGGTTTATCATTCGGGTCCCGGTCATGTAATCACTAAACTCGTCCCTGAGCTTCTTCGCCGCCGGCTTGTCCGGGGTGCGGTAGGTCTTTTTGTGCGCGACGACCTCCTCCACTCCAAGGAACGCTTTCGCTTCGATGATTGCCTCCCGCATCGAGATCCCTCGCGCCTTCCTCCAGAGCGTGAGCATGTCGCCGGCGTAGGAGTCCGGGTTCGCGAAGTCTTTCCCGACGCCCTTGTTGAGATTGATCGAGAGGCTATTGCCGTCGTCCCCGTAGAGATCGCCGGCCTGCCATTCGCCGCCGACCTTCTTCCCGTGCGGGAGAAGCTTTCGGCAAACCTGCTCAGCTTGCGCGTTCAGGCGCTGAGCTATTTCACGGGGTCCGATCTGCATCGTTTTTCTTTCGTTGGTGCTTTGCGGTGATCTCCATCGCCGCGGCGTCGTTCTTTTTCCGGCGCTCAATAGAATCGCACACCGCCTTCGCTTTGTCACGTCCAGGTTTTAGGACCTGCTCGTCGTAGTCCTTCGCGAAGGTTGTCAGGTGGCGGGTTAGGGCCGCGATTGAATATTCAAAGTGAGGCTTTAGCCACGGCTTGCTGATCGCCCACTGCATGAGCGCCGGCAGGCTCACCCCGGGAATCCCGTCCTTGTCCCAGATCGTGAGCATGTTCTTGCATTGCGCCATCTCGATCTGAATCTGGCTCCGGGTTTTCGCCTGACCGCCCACTCCCTCGAACCGCATCGCGGCGTTGATCTCCTTCCAGAGCGTGAAGGTTCGGTTCTGCTTCTTCGGTCGAGGCGGTTCGGACCCTCTCGCCAGCTCCCGTTTTTCGGCTTCTGTCAGGTCTGGCTCCGGTAGCGTGAAGAGGTCTTGCTGCATGGCTTGTTGTCCTTCCCCGAAAGTGATCTTAATCACGTTGATCGGTGGAGCATCCGAGAGGATCGCTCCATCCGGAGGATATTGTTTAGATGTTTCCTTAATGTTTACTATATAGGGGCCTCGCTTTTTTCCGAATGTTGGTAGGCTGTTTTCCGAATGTTGGGGCCTCTTTTTCCGAATGTTGGCAAGGCGCTTTTCCGAATGTTGGGACGTCCTGAAGGCAGGCACCAGACGCCCGGATGCCGGCGGGAAAGTGCGCGTGTTGGAGAACCTCCAGACCCACTTCCCGAGGCAGGTCCCAGGCTGGGCGTAGCCGAAGCTACGGAGTTCCGACAATCTGTCGCGAATAGTGTCGGGATTGCATCCGGCCCAGTCCGCCAGGGCGCCGGTCGAGTAGAACCTGGAGGACTGGAGGCCGGTCTTAGATTTGAAGATCGCGAACAGCAGGCCCCTCGCCTTCTCTCCAAGGTGTTCGTCCCGGGTGAAGGAGGACTCGCCGGCGTCCTTGGTGAAGACGAAGGAACGATCGGCCACTTGACGAGGCCGGCGTCGGGTGGTAGTGTCCCGACGTTGTTCTTCCGTCGCCCCCTTTGGTGTAGCAGCCAGGGGGGTGTTTTTTTCTAATTGTCCCATGATTCGATTCCGATGGCTGGGTTCACGATCTGCTTCGCCCAGAGCAGGACTTCCTCTCCTCCTCCGTCCGGGGAGAAGACGAAGGTCCCGACGTGTTGCAGGTCCCCCTCGACGAAGGGGCGAGCGATGCCGGTCTGCCCGAAGCTTAGGAGGACGTCTTCGTCTGGCCCCTTGACTTGCTTCCCGACGTAGATCGCCGGAGATGATTCGACGTGCAAGACGTCGCCTTCTTTGATGTCGGTGCTCATGTGGTGCGTTGACTGTAGCGCGTCCGGTTCGGTTTTGCAAGTTGGGTTCATTCGGTTATTGTTACATGGAAGCCGTCGGCGATCAGGCCGAGGATCTCGATCTCCATCACCTCGTCGAGGACGCGTAAGTCTCGGAGGCCCTTGCCGAGGCGCTTCACGCCGACGGCCCCCTCGATCTTAATGATGCGATAGCCTTCCGTGACTGCCTGATAGGCAAACGTCTTGCCTCCAGGTTTGTCTCTCCATCTCCGGATTGTGATCTTGGTGTCGTTCATATCATGTTAGTCTCCCTGTTTCGTGCTCCACCAGCTCGGATACATTCCGGCCTTCGAGAGCGATCGTAGCCACTTCTCCGCGAAGAGCAGGTTCGGGAATTCCACCCTGCTCGCTGCTTTCCGCAGTGCGGATCGCCACTCGGACGCCGGCGCCTGCGGCCCTTCTTGTTGTTTCTTTGGGATCATGCTTGGATGCTGAAGACGTTTCCGATCAGGGTCGCTCGATCGAAGCCTTCCATGATTCCGTTGACCTGCATAGATCCAAACATCGTGGTGGTGACCGCCCACCAAGCTTTGCGCTGATGCGCAAGCATGGAGTGCGGGTTCTGGACGACGATGATCGGGGAGCCGGCCGAGGTCTTCGTCCACTTGGCGCGGAGGCCGGCGTCCCGAAATGTTGCGACGGTGTATTTCATCGCCTCAAGACCCATAGCTGCCTTTCAGCGTCTGCCCCATAGACGGGTGGCGCTTGACGCGGTCGGTCACGACGACGCGGACGTTCTCGTTTATCTCCAGGAGGAACTCCTTCGAGACCCTCTTGAATTTTCCGTTCCGCTCGTTCGTGCTGATCGCGAGAGCGAGGTCGCGGACCATCTTCTGGTTTATTAGATTCATCTATTTTTTTCATCCTCTCTTTGTGTGCTGCATTGCGTTCCGCCCACTCTTTCATGGTCTTGCTCCAGCAAGGATCGCACAAATAAAGCGTGTATTTGTCGTGGCTGGTTTCCGGCCAGCTAAACTTCTCCGACCTAGCCCCGAACTTCCCGCAAGCTTCACATTTCTCGGGCATGTATTGCCTTTCGTTGTCGGCTGTCAGTAGCCGTTCCTTATGTTATCGGCAGATCCTGGAAATACTTTAGCGGCAGAATTTCAGGATGAGCGGATCGGTCGGCTTTGGGCATGGGTTCATCGGCGACTGGTTCGGGGAGACCTGGAACCCAAGCTGGCAGCGGCTTTCGAGGCCTGAATGATGCTGGCCCACCTTAACCGGCTGTCTGAGCAGCGCATGGCATCCTGAGCAGGACGAGTGCTGCCGCAGCGGCGGCTTCTTGGTGAGCGGCGTCTGATCGAAGTCGACCCAGACGTGAGCGGAGACCCAGGCGCCGTTCAGGGAGCCGAACTCGCTGATCGCCGGCATGGGTTCGAACTCGATCACCCCGGGCTTCTCATGGTAAGCCTTCGCCATCTCGACGATCGCGTTCCTGCGTGGTTCGCCCTTCATGATCGGACGCGGACCTCGTCGGTCCATTGGTGCTTAACGCCAGGGAGGGTGTGGCCGGCTTCCAGGTATTCCCGGATCACGGACTTGATCGGAATCAGCGAAACGCAAGAAGGGTGAGCCTTCAGGAGCGCGTGGACGTCCGTCACCTCGTAGGACAGGACCTTCTGGATGCTTTGGCCGGTCGCTTTGAGCGCCTTCGGTTTGCCGGCGCGGACCGCGTTGTCGTAGTCCTTCTGGCGCTTCTCGGCTTCCTCTGTCGCAAGCGCGGCGGCTTCCGCCTCGTTGATGCCTGCGTCTTTCGTGGTAACCTTAGCTTGTGCGGCTTCGGCGGCTTCCTTCGCGGCTTGGTGATCCTTCCGCGCCTGCTCCATGTCGGCGAATCGCTTCGCCTCGGCGGCGTCGATCCGAGCCTTCTCGGCGGCTTGGAATTCGATCGTCAGATTCCCGAGGCGCTTCGCTTCAGTGTCCAGGCCGGCGACGTATTCCTTGCAGGCAGTGTCGATCTTCTGGCCCATCCGGATAAACGGCTCCTTCGCGGCCTTCCGGAACTTCTCAACGTCGGAAACGAGGGCCTTAAGCATCCGGGCGGTCCGGACGATCATCCCCTGCTTCTCGGCGTCCGGGCAGTCCTGAAATACGGTCGCTTTGTCGAGGAGTTCCTGGCGCTCCTGAACTGCGGCGGCGGACAAGGTGATCTCGGTGTTCTCAAACGGGAGGCGGTGTTCAATTTTGACAATTTCCATAATCTTCGTTGTGTTAAGCGGACTTTATTTTCGTCGGTTTGTTTTAAAGGGTGGGGCGGGAACCTTTAATTCAGATCCCCGCCCCGGTGTTTCAATTAGAACGGGATGTCATCTTCCGGGATGTCGTCCTCGGTCGGTCCAGCCGGCGGGAGCGGCGGGTTCGGTTCGGGTTCGGGTTCCGGCGGAGGCGGAGGAGGCGCCGGCGGCGGAGCAGATCCCCCGCCTTTGATCGAGGCGATGATCGGCACGACCGACCGGACAGGCATCTCGGAGACCAGCTCCGGACGGGTCTGGAAGCTCCCGGAGATGTTCAGGAAGAAGGTCGTCGCCAGTGCCTGGACGTCCAGCTCGACGCCTTCCTTCTCCATCTCAGCCTTGACATGCTTCGCGGTGTGGGCGGCGAGGATGTAGGCGTTCGCGGATCTGGCCAGATATTGCCGCGATCGCATCACATGCTCCCGATCCGCGGGGTCAGACTGGGCCAGAGGCGCTGAATTCGGGGCGCTACGGGGGGCAGGAGCCATTTTCCCGGCTTGGGTGGTGGCAGTAGAGCTGGGAGCCGCTGCGTAGCCTCCTGGGACGATTGTGGCGGTCTGGGTGACCAGCAGGACGCGCTCGGTGACTTCGTGCGCTTCCGGGGTGCCTTTCTTGGCGGTGTAGGTGTTGTCCTTCGACTTCAGGCCGAACCAACCCTTGTCATTGTGGTAAGCCGTCATTATGACGGGTTTGCCGACGGCCGACTTCGGGACCTCGTCGCGGTTCCTGAAGAGCGCCTTCAGCTTAAAATCGCCCTGCCGGAAGGCTACCTTCTGGAAGGATTGAGAGTTCGCGTCCCCGGGCTTCGCTGGGTAGAAGGGTCCGACGTAGTCAAACGTCGCCTGGACGGCGAAGACGACCTGATCGTCCTGCATCTCGGTGATCTCCTTCAGGGAGGAGGGCTTTAATTGCGTTGCCATAATTTTCCTTTCGTGAGCGGACCTCTGGCTCCGTTCTTTCGGGATGCCTTTGATCTCGCTGCGTTGTTCTTTCTCATTCCAGGGTGCCGCCAGGATCGGGCCTCCGCTCACATGCGGAGACTCCGTAATATCGGACGGTATCGGAAAAACTCAAGCGATAAAAAAAACAGGGGAGCAGGAGGCGCTGCCGGTGGCGCTTTAGAAGGGTGTTATCAGCGTCCAGTTATGCAGTACAAACGCCAAGGAGATCGCGCCAGGAACCGACATCCTGCTCCCCCGAGGGGAGGACCAACCATACACCGCGCCGGCCGGCTCCGCAAGTGCCATCCTACGAGATCAGCTTCTGATAAAGTTCGTCGAATTCTGTCGCCTTCGGGGTGAGGTCTGGCCTGCCGTAGCCGTGCGGTATTCGGAGTTCCCTCAGAAGGTGAGCGTGTAGGACCTGCCGGCATGGACTCCCGCCGAGCCATTGGATCGCGTCCGTGATGCAGCCGGTCCTCTCCAGGAGCGCGGCTTGGATGATCAGCTTCATCCCGACCTGCCAGCGGGTGAGGTCGTCCTCCGGTTGAATGCAGCGGACGATCTGCTGGAGGTCTGTCCGGGTGACCGGAAGGGGAGGAGGCGGTTTGATCTGCCGGTCCGGGAGGAGTGCGTTCTCCCCGACCTTCCGGAGGATGTTCTCGACGAGCGCCAAGATTGAGAGGAGCAGCCATCGCCGGCGTGGGTCCCGCTCATGTCGGGCGGCGACGGCTGCTTCCTGAAGGATTCCGCGTTCGGTCTGCTGGGCCGTCACGCTACGGGACAAGCGGAGGAGGTGGTCCGATGATCGTCGGAGCGATCAGGTTCGAGGACGCCGGCGGATCGACAAGCGGCGGGATAGGCGAGGCGCCTCCCGCCTCGATAATCCCCCTATTGATCATCGTCGCGATCGCGTCGGTAAGATGCCAGACCCATTTCTCCGGGTCCATCTTCACGTTCCAGCGGTCGCTGTAAAAGATCGTGTAGATCCCGATCAGCGCGTTCTTCGCGTCCATCACCGCTTGCGCCCAGTCCTCCTGCATCGGTAGAGTTCCGAATCGGGCGTCCAGGGCCTCGGTAACCACGAAAGGGTTCCACGCGCCAGAGTCCCTGGCATCGGAAAACACGTCTGCGATCGCCTGGAAGTAGTTCGTCGATTCCGGGTTCCGCACAATGACCCTGCGGATAACACCAACGGTAAGCGGCTGGATCGCTGCCTTAAACTGCGCTGTTTTCGTTGCGTCGTAGACGGGGTCACCTCCCCCTTGCGGCGTCGTCATGCAGCCGGTGAAGGTAAAGGTGATTATCAGGGCGATGATGGCGACGGCGAACTGCCATCGCTTACGGAAGTAGTTTCCCATTATTCTGCTCTCTTTCTGTTTTGTTCCAGTTGCGTCATCCGTTCTCGCAGGTCGCTCAGTCGCTGATCCGCGAGTTCTTTCAATAGCTCACCTTCGCGCTTCTGGTGAGAATTTACAAGTGAGATCTTTTCGGCGAGCCATTGCTGGCCCACTTCCAGGGTCCGGGTCCGCGATTCCAGGGAGTATTTTACAAGACCAGCAGCCAGGACGCAAACAGTAGCGGCGAGGCCGAGGACGCGGACCCAAGGGATCTTGGCGTCGTTCGAGATCCGCTCGGAGTCCCGCTTGGCGGAGGCGTGGACTTCTCGAAGGCGCTCGTTCCATTCAGAACCGGCAGTCCGGAATTGCAGGACAAGATCCTCAAACTGCTTCGCCGTATGCTCAGCGTATGCAGCAAGCTCCGCTTCCATACGAGCGATAGCCGTCTCGGTCGCTTCGAGTCGCTCGATGGTTCTGTCTGAAGGGGTGGTGTCATTGGCCATTGTTCTCCTAAAAACTTAGCGGATTTGCCACAAGGAACGTGGTTTCTGAGCCGAATACCGGATCTTTGGTTACATCGCATCGAAACGAGGCGTTCATCATAACGTCTTGCTTGCCGACTGGGACCGGCTCCCCGGCTTCGACATAAACCTGGAAGGCGTCCAGGGTGACTCCGTCCCAGATGCCGCCATCCGAGACGTTGGCCGAGATGGTCAGATGAAAGGGATCTGCCGACCTCATTAATGCTGCCAGATCTACGGTCGTAGTATCCCAATATTGAATGATCGTCCCGGTCAGGCTCATATTGCCACTCCGCGCCCACCTTGTCGCCACTCCGTCCGGGCCGTGGACCCCGAAGGTTTTCGGGTCGGTCCATTCGAAAGAGGCTTCCTGGATTTGGCTGGCGGCAATAAAATTAAACGAAACAGAGATGTTCGGTGGGGCGGCTACGGATCTAGCGTAATCCTGAGCCGTTGGACTCCACACTGGATCGGCTCCCAGCTCGGTTCTCGAAGCGGCCTTCCATCCGACCGTGATCTTCGCGACCTGCCCAGCTCGGAACGTCCACCGCATCCGCTCGATCACGACCCCGCGATAGAGCGCCCAAGGTCCGCCGTCGAAAGCGAAAAGGAGCTGTCCGGTCTTGGGGACTTGGGCGTGGGGCGCCCGAAACGTCCAATGGAAATTCCCATTGCCTACGACCGCGTTTACAAGCTCCAAAAGGCATCTGACAAGGGGAACAGTTTGCAGGAGTCTAGGGTCGTATTCCATCTCGAACGTCCCGGCATAATTCTGGACGCCGATCGCCCGGGTGGTCGGGGTCCTCCAGGCGTTGACCTTGGTGGTCGTGCGCTTCTGATCCGTGTCAATCTCCATGCTGTTAAAGCGGAGAAGGAAGTTCTCGGCCGGCTCGGTGGCCTGAAGGAAGCTTGTCTCCTCCAGCCCGAACAGGGCAGACCCCGCAAATTGTTCTTTGACTGCCATCGGTTATTTGTTGGCTGTTGGGTTCTGCGCGACCGCAAGGGATCGAGCCTCTTCCATCGCAAGCATGATCTGACCCTTGCCCATGTTCACAAGGCGGCGGTCCCTCTCAAGGATGCCGAGGATCGTCTGATAGTCGTCCGGAGCGAGTTCAACCTTTCCTTGCCGGTGGAGCGCGGTCGCAATGTGGAGCAGCTTGACGGCTGGGCCTTCGCTGCTTTTCATGAGGGCGTCCGCCAGGACTTTCGCCGCGGTGCTCGCAGGTTTCAATGGTTCTCCGTCCAGGTCGGTCAGGTTCTTCGTTAGGTCGATTTTTATTTGCATAGGCTTGACAATATCACGGTGATCGGTTCGGTGCAAGCAACCCATTAATCTTGAATGCGGATCGCTACCATGTGGAAGTGCTCGATGACGATGGTCGTAGTATTCGTCTCGTTGGTCATGGCGAACGAAAGTTCCTGCGATGCCGTCAATGTCATGATGGAGCATCCGCTCATGGAGCCGGTATCCCCGGCAGCGTTCAGTCTCCGCTCGCCTTGCGCGTAAACGGTTCCCACGACCGAATCAATGATGATGCCCCCCTCGCAGGTCGAGTTCGTCGGTCCCGAGAAATTGCAAGACCATGTGACAAAATAGTTCCCGGCGTTGGTCATGTCCAGCGCGTGAGCGGTGACAAGGGTCGCCTGATACAGGTTCCGGCTTCCGAGTCCGGTCGTGATCTCGTAAAACGTCCCGGCGACGGCGATTGTCCGGTTCAGGCTCGCGTCATTGACATAAAGCTCCCCGCTGGCGAGGTTAAGCTCGGTGTTTCCCTTCAGGGTGTTCGTGACCCCGGTCGCCACTTGGTTAATGATCCCGGCGGTGACGGTGAAGTCCCCGGCTGTCACGGTGAAGTCCCCCACGTCCACCACAAAATTCCCAGACAATAGGCTGAAGTGCAGCCCGTTCATATAAAGCGGTGATGGCTCGAACCGCGCCCCGGTCTGATTCCAAAACGGGAAGCGGAAATTGTGCGTTGCGGTCGTGAGGTCCGTCGCTTTGAAAAAAGCCCTTCCGAATGCTTCATTGGCTGCGTAGTCGGTGCGATACATTTTCATCGTTACCCCGCCGCCCGTGTCGGAGCCCCCAGACACAGAGACTTGAAGGCCGCTGGTGAATACCGTTATTACAGATGTTGTCCCATCCGGCCATTCAATAGTTGCCCCAACGTCGTCGGCTCGGAAACCGTCTTTCGCTGCCCCTGGCGTGTAAAGATAAACGATCCCCGAAAATTGTTCGGCGTTCCATCCCAAGGCTGGCGCCCAAATGTCTTCGAGCTGATTCCAGTTCCCGTTCACGATAGCGTTCAGGTTCCCGGAGCCGTCCGGGTGATTCTCAAGTCCTGCATTGTAGAGTTGCATATTTTTTTAGCTGACGTTGAATTGTGCGAACCGAACCGACCGCAGTCCGTTCTGAGCCGAGAAAACCCGGACGATCTTCGCCCCGCTTGTCTTGGCTACTGACAAGCTTACCACACCAGTCGCCGGATCGTCCAGAACTGGAACCGTCCAGGTGTGCGGGTGAACCGTCGGAGCCGTGAGGACCGTCTCGTCCTGTTCGAGCTGCTCCACAAAAAAGCTTTGTTCCATCTCCAGGATGGGAGTCGCCATTGCTTCGTAGAACCGCTGAACGCCGGCGCCGGCCGTCGCCCACAAGGGGCGGACCTTCAGGGTCATTGTCCCGCCGTCCGTGAGGGCGTAGAACTCCGGAGCCAGTGGGCGGAGGCCGAGTCCGTAGTAGGTCGCGTCCGGTTTGAGCTGCAGGTTCGAGGCTCCTCCGGTGTATGTCCCGTAGCGGCTGATCGGATGGCCGCGGAAGTAGTAGTCCACGTCCTTCTCGATCAGGGTCGTGATCACCCCGTCCCGGCGCGTCGGGAAGAAGAAGACGTCCTCGTCCACCGCATGAGCGCGGATCGGTGTCCCGAACAGGCCCCGGACGATGTTCCGCATTTTCACCGTGTCGGAGTCCACCGTCTCGAAGACCCCGACCCCGATGATCTCGTCCGCGATCACCAGCAGGTTCGTAGCGGAGGCGGTGACGTCCTCCAGGTCGTCGTCCGGGGTGTCGCAGGTGGTTACGGCGATGAAGTCCGCCAAGTCGTCGGCGTCCGTAAGGTCGATATTGAATCCCCCGGTTGATCGGTCCCAGAACTGCCCCGTGGGGATCGCGGTCTTCAGGACCCCGGTGAATGAAAAGCAAGGGTAGGTCGCGATCAGGTCGAAGTTCGTCCCGTCCGTCCCGTAGACGTGCTGGATCGAGATCGCGCTCCCAATCGGCTTCTGTCCGGTGACGACTGTCCGCGCCTGAACCATCCCGGTCGCGATCGCTGGCATCTCGAAGACGTGAGCTGGCGAGATCGGGTCCTCGATCTTGACGGGGTCCTCGGTCAGGGTGACTTCCCCCTCGTCGATCTCCTGCCAGCGTTCCCAAGGGTAGTATCCAGGGACCTCGGCGATCGTTAGCTCCTCGCCATCGACCGGCGAGAGGAGCTGATCCTCGACCGCGGTGATCTTTATGTTCTCGGAGTCGCTGGCCCCGTCCTCGATCGTGAGGATCATCCAGTAAGTCGTCGTGATGTTGTCCCCGAATTCGTTCCAGACGACGCGGGTGATGTCCCCGACCTCAATATGGCTTTTGTAGCGGTTCATCTCCCAGGTCGCCGTCATGTAAGGGTAGGACAGCTCCGAGAGGATTCGCTGCGCCTGCTGCAGGGAGAGGTTGAACAGGGAGAATCCCGAGAACTGGATGCGGGTCGGGGTGACGCGACCGCCGACCGCCTCACGGTTCGCGATGTCCTGGATGTGGACGATGTCCGGGCGATATGATCGGGTCTGGCTCTGGAACTCCGCCCGGACCTCGTTGATCGTGTTCGACCACATCGGGCGGTTGACGGTCAGGTCAGAGATCTCGTCCTGATTCAGGGTCTGGATGTATTTATGGGTTTGGCCGACATCCATGAGGCAGCGCATTTTATACTGCTCCCCGTCCCAGGTGATGATCAGCTTCAGGTGGCGCCTGATCCCCTCCAGGACGTCCGCGATAGACTCCGCCCTGTCCAGGGTGAAGGACATCCCGATCTTCTTCAGGAGGAAGAACTCGGAGCAGAGCGCGAAAGAGTCTTCATTGATGATGTCCGAGGAGAGGCCGCGCCCCCAGATCTTGTTCGTGAGGATCTCGTAGACGATCGCCGCGGGGTTCGCTTGCCAGTATTCCACGTCCGAGGCGTTATCACTCGCCCGGGTCTGGATCTCGTCGACGTTGGTCAGGTCGTCCCGTGTGCAAACCGGCATCCGGCGAACCACGAACTGGAAGGTCGGGACCGTCGGCGATCTGCCATAGGTGAACTTGCCGCCGATCCCCATCATGGCGAAGCAGAGGTTCGGATAGTTCATCCCGAGCGACTGATAAACGTCCCCGGATGCGACACGGGTCTGATCGGACGCCCCCCGGTAGACTCTGGAAGCGCCGAGCTGGGAGTCCGTCCCGGAGAGGCTGAGATCCGCATAGTCCCCGGAGAAGATCGTCCAAAGATCAGGAGTTAGCATCTGAACCTCCCCCGGCATCGAGTAGATCTGACCAATCTGATCGACCGGCCCCATGCAGATCCCAAGCTCGAAGTTCAGCTTGTATTCGTAGCCTGTCACCTGCTCCTCCCCGCCGCCCCCCATCCCGCCCTTGCCGCCGGCCGGCTTCTCGGTGAGCTCGGTGATCTCGTAGGTGTCCGGGTCGTAGTGGAGATGATTCGGCGCGACCCGCATCTCCCCGAAGACGACCGGGACCGGCGCCCCGACGACGGTCGTCGCCATCTTCAGCTCGGTGTTCCGCGCTCCGTCCTGATCGCTCGCCTCAGGCTGGAACGTGAGGGAGTAGGCGCCCCCCGCGATCAGCATTGCAGCAGTAAAGAGAAGGTAGAGCTGTCCCGTGTAGATCGCGACGACGCCGATCACGGCTCCGAGGACAATCCCGCCTATTCCGCCGGCTTTTCCCGACATAATCTGATAGCTCTCTTTGGTTCGATTTTGAATCCGGGGTGAACGATCCGGACCAGACAATCAGCTTCGTGCTTCCAGTGGTTCCAGGGCGATCGAATGACTGCCCTTCCGGAGAGACTATGCCACACAAGCTCCGGGGTGTAAAAGCCACAATGCGCGGAGGTCTTGCCGGTCTTGAAGATCACGATATCCCCGAACTCCGCCTCCCCCGGGTGACGCTCCTCGCTGTAGCAGGCGGCCAGGAAGACGCGCTTCAGGTAGTCGGACGGATTGAAGGTCCCGTCCGTGAGCGTGTAGCGGCCGAGGTCGGCCGGCGGAAGGACGCCGCTGTCTATCAGGACCTCATGGACAAAATGAATGCAGTCGATCCCGGTCGGGTGAACGGCGACTCGGTTCACATGCGGGACCCCAAGCCACTTCTCGCAGGACGCAAGGGCCTGCTTCTGGCGCTCCGGGAGGCTGAACTGGAAGCCGGTCCAGACCTGCGCGGATGCTTGGAGCTGGGTCTTCACCTCGTCCGGCGATGGCTGCGGAGACTTCTTTATACGCTCCATCCTATCGACGAGCCAATCCGGGGCCTGAGTCACGACGGGATTCCGTTAATGGTTGGGTTGATGTTCGGGATGTAAGGCATCCCGCCGAACTTAGCCAGATTGTTGAAGACGTCCTCGCATTGCGTGGAGGTCCGAGAGCATCCGCGGAAGACTTTGATCGAGGAGCCGACCTCTATGTCGTTATGCCACCAACCGATATAAAACCGGACGCCTGCAGACGCCGGCAGGACAAGGGTCCCGTCGATCCGGACCTTCGTGATCACCGTCGAGCCGCTCATGAGGTAGAACAGTCCGCCCTGAAACATCTCGTTGTCGATCGCTTCCCCGTCCAGGGTTAGCTCCGCGATGTCGATCGACCGCTCCCTGGAGTCGATCGCCGTGGTTACCGTGGCGATCCGGAAGGCCGTCTGATCCGGGTCCACCCCGCAGGCTGTTCCGTAAAGGATGTGCTGGCAGGTCTTCTGCCAGAAGTAGCGGGGAATCATCCCGTTGTTCTGCATGATCTGGGAGATCAGGTTCAACTGGATAACGTATCGGTTGAAGGTGACGTTCGTCACGACGCCTTTAAAGACGACATAAGCGTCCGTGTTCCAGTCCACCGTTCCGGTCGCGATCACCAGCGGGTTCAGTCTCGCGATGATCACCGTGATCGGGTCCGGGACCGTCTGCAGGATGTAGGACTTCACGGATGTCGCGAAGCTGCTGGAGTTCACCCCTATGTCCATTTGAACCTCGCCAGCGTTGATCTCCGATTCCTGCTTAATCGGTGAATGCTTCGCTTGGCAGGCGGTGAATGTTTGCGGTTCCAGTCCGTGAGTCGCCGGCAGGTTCGTCATCGAGAGATCGACGTCCGCGTTCGTGAAATGGTAGAGGTTGTCCCCGTGAATCACAATGTAGGCGTAAGTCGGGCGGATCTTCTCTGCCGCCTCTCTCGTTCTGAGTGCTGAAGGGTGGGTCTTCATCGCAGCCTCTTGACGGTCACCCCGAAGACCTCCATCGCAGGGGTCGCTTTATTCCACCAGAGATTGAAGTAGTCAAGGGAGCCATAGGTCCCCTCGTCCACCGTGAGGACGTTTCCGGTGTTCTCGGTTACGACCGCCCCGGAAGAAAGCGCATGTGATGCGCTCAAGACGTGCTCGGCGTTTTCCCATACGTCTTCGAGGGTGAGATCGACGCCGCCGGTCGCTTCGAAGCCGAGGCTTCCAGTCCATGAGCTGCCGCTCTTCGAGATCCGAAGGGCGAGCAGACCGCGGAACCAAGACTCCCCGATCGTGTAGGTGGGGACGTAGGGCGTAGTCACCCACACTCCCGCGACGGTCTTCGCGCTGTCTTCGACCTGGACGTTCCTCCATGTGTTCGTCGTGGTTCGGTATTTATACGGCGAGGCGGATCTTGTCCAGGCGCCGATCCCATCATGCCCCTCGACGATGCCGAACCAGTGGGCGCGGGACCCCGAGTTCCAGGAGGAGTTCTCGTCCGTGCAGAGGCCGATCGCTAGGGTAGATCCGGAGATATTGGCGACACTGTCCTGGAAGCCGAGCTGGACCCCTATCACGATCTCCTCCCAGCCGGCCGGCAGGCCGAGTTCTCGGACGATCTCGTCGCCGCCAAGGGTTAGGTAGCGATCATTTGCTCCGCTGATTAGTCTCTGTCCACTCGTTGACATGTTTCCTTTCTATTGCACGAATCCGGACGCCGCCCAGCCTGTCCCCCCGATCAGGGCTTGGCCGGTGACGGTCCCGTCGCTCAAGTATTCAAGATTATCCCAGGCCATCCGGTAAGTCGTCGGCGCCTGGATCACTCCATCGCCAGCCCAGCCGGCTCCGCCGGTCAAGGTCAAGGTGATCCCATCGCCAAGCTCTTCCAGAGAGCTTTCAGGATCGGAGCTGCTGCTCGCCGTCAAGGTCTCAAGCTTCCCTTCCGTCCAGGCTCCGACGGTGTTCGGGATCGACTGATGAAGGCTCAGGATGTGCGTCATGTTGCCTCGCTGCAGTTGGCAGATCTCGCGCTCACGACGAGGGCCGCGCCGGTCGCGCTCCAGTCCCGGAACAGGATGAACATCGAGTCCGGTCTCCCGCGGGTGTTATCCTGCGCGAAGGTTGCGATCACGTTTGATCTTGGTTGGAAGCTGTAGTCGTTAAGCCGCATTGCTCCGGTTGTGGTGTAGTGGAGCGGCGACTTGGTTCCTTTGATCATCTCACCATAGCTGCATCCGGAATTGAATGTCGATGTTCCTGATTCGACGTAGTTACAATGTGCCTTCCAGTTCGCCCCGTAGTCCGCCAGCTCCATAAAGAACGTCCCGCGGCGGGTGTCGTAGTTCCGGAAGCATTTCATCCCGGCGTGTTTCGCGCTCGTCCCCTCCAAGGTTGTCGATCCGGAGAAGTTCGAGATCAGCCGGCTCCCGGTAGAAGCCGAGTAGTAGACGTCCCCTCCGGAGTAGTCCTGTTCGACCCAGGTGTCGCCGGCGGTCCAGAGCGCCCCGACCGTCCCGAACCTCCAGCCGATCGCCGTGTCCATCCCGCTCGCAGGGGTGACTCCCGGGTGATTCACCCCGGACTTGCAGAAGCCTATCACCAGCTCCACGTTCGCCACATTGACAGGCGTCGTGTCCCCGGACGGGTCTGGCCAGAAGGAAAATTGAACGCCGATTTTTGCCTGATTCCAGGTCGCCGCGAGCGGTAGCTGCTGGACGAGGACAGTCTTCCCCGTCAAGACGAGATGTTTGTCGTCGCTATACTCGGCGGTCGCTTGCTCGTAGATTGTCTGAGGCATTGCTTTACGGTTGGGGATCGGTTCCGCTCATGTAAAACGCGAGCGCGTAGATCCGCAGCTTCTTTGTCCCCGTGGACTCGCGATAATGTATAACAGCGTGATCCATTTCGCCATTCGAATAATTCGACGACCCAGAGAAGAAGCCGCCGGCGCCGAATTGGTTCCCCCCCATCCAGGCGGGTCCGGTTGGAGTTGGCCAAGTGAATCTCGCGAGCCGTAGCGAGTGCGCCGGCTCTCCGTCTATCACGAACGTCGGATGTCCTCCTGCCGCGGCGTGAGATCTGCCGTTTCCGTTCCAGGTGGTCGGTCCGCGGTGCATCATGATAGACCAGAGGCATCGCTTCAGCGCGACCGGCCCCGAGTGAGTGGAGATCGCAGATCCGCCGGCTACCCCCATGAGGACATCCCCCACGCCGTTCTGCCTGCGGATTCCGTATTGGTTCGCGGTGTAGTAGGCGGTCCCGTCCACCCCGTCGACTATCCTCCCGAGAGGCTCGAAGGTGCCGATCCCTCCGGTCCCGTTCGCCCACTTGCTGCCGTAGAATTGGAGAGTGCTCGCGTTGCTTGGTCCGCCGTCTGCGTCTTTACACCATCCCGCCCACATCTCGACGCTCTGAGCTGCCCCAGAGTCTTCCATGCTGCAGAGCATGGAGATGCTCACGCGATGGAACGGAGACCACGGGACCAACGGGAAGACGACCTCCCCGCCTGTCCCTGGCAGCTCCAGGCAGTTCTTCGTGAGGCCGGTCCGCGGCTCGGTGTAGGTCACGATCGCCGCCGCCCCCCACGACACGGAAGGCGCGGCCGAGAATCCTGTCCCGCCTGAGAACGTGGTGATCGCTCCCGGGGTGTATGATTGCAGGTCGTCAACCGCCCAGTTGCGCCCCCCCGCCTCGGCTGATAGCTGTCCGCTCGCGAAGGTCATCCTCTGATGATAGACTCCGCCATAGACTCCTGAGCTGAAAATATTTCCTGTAAACGCCATAATTAGGCTGCGTAAAAGATCCCTTGCCCACCCCATCCGCCGCCCCCGCTCATTGCGGCGATCGCCCCAACTTCATAATCGTTATTGTTATCGTAGCCGAATCCGGGCGGAAAAGCGATCGAAAGGACCCCCGCGGAGAAGGTTCCGATCAGAGACGGAGGTCCGCTCTCCTCCTCGGTCAGGAACAGGGTCGCGCTCTCGTAGGCGATCCGATCCTCGATCGTGCTCTCCAGCGCGTCCGCCTCCGCCTCGACGACGATGATCTCCTGCGCGGACAGTGTCGTCCTGCAGTTGTCGCCGCCCTCGTAGCTCAGGGAAAGCTCGTCATTCAAGAAGCGGACGTAGTAGACGAAGCCGACGATGTAGTCGCCCAGAGTGAACGCCTGCGGAACTCCATCCCGCAGGGTGATCGTTTCGGTGGTGGTTCCGCTAACCGCTGTCACCTTGTCAACGTGAAGGGTTCCGTCTCTGTGTAGTAGGAAGATGTAGTTCCCGAGGCTCGTCGTGCCGTCCAGTGCGCCGAGGGTAGCGAGGTAGCCGACCCCTGTCACCTGGAGCGATGTTCCCGCTGGAGCGAGGGAGTTCTTCGGTTCAAGCTCCCCGTGCCAGGACGGGATGAAGAAGCCGTCCCACTTCCCTTTGCGATCGTGGAAGAACTCCTCCAAGGCGAGGACCTCGCTGTCCCCCTGAAGAACCCATTCGTGGTAAAGGGTGTGAACAACGCGCTTCCCGCGGACCGCCATGATCCGCTGAGCCGGCGAGAGATCGACCATCTCCTGAATCCGCGTCCCCCTGATTCTCGGAGGGACCGCGAAGTCTGGCTGGATGTCCAGGATCTCGATAGAGTCGATTGTCATAATTGCGCGAAGTCCAAGACCTCGTCCGTGAGGTTCACTCTCTGCCGTGAGATCTGGAAGGTGCTCTCGTTCCGGACGCCAAGAAGGGCGGGGTAGACGTAGGCGGCGGAGTAAGCCTGGACGCTCTCCCCGCTTGGGAAGGCGACCGGCGCGGCCTCGAAGGAGATCTTCTCGTTCGTGTCGTCGATCGCGGTGATCACTCGGAAGGTGTTCAGCAGGACGCCGGCGGGGTCCTCGAAGTAGGCATATTGTCCGACCCGGAACGGCGCCTTCGTGAGCTGCCGGTTCTTCGCGTCTACGGTGACGATGTTCGCGGTCTCGGAAACGAAGTCGAAGCGGTGAGTCCAGATCGGAACCACGATCGGCGCCCCCATCTCCTGGATCTGCGCCATGTGGCGAGCGGAGAACGTCCCGAGGTTCATCGCGTTATAGCGATAGATGAACTGGTAGGTCGGCAGCTCCCGCCGCCGCGCTCTCTGCTCCGCCCCACTCCAAGCCAGGGAGATGTCAGTCCACCATTGTTGAGTGAGCCGGATATCCTCCAGCCAGTCCGGGTGTATCTCCAGGAACTTCGGGATGGTGTTCGTACTGTCAGATAATGACATTTAAGATCCAATCCCAAGGGTTCGGCGGATTGACTGCCGGTTCCGGTTGATCACGTTCAGGACCGCGTCCGGGTTCGCTGCGATCCGCTCGTCCACCATGCTCGGATCGGCGACGTTGATGATCTCGACCGGCTGGCTGCGGTCTCCCCCGCTAACAGCTTGCCCGAGTGCGGCCATTTGATCCTTTGTGAAGACCCCCTCGCCGCGGTGGGCGACGATCGGGACCTCGTCCCCGGCGATCCCGCCCCCGCTGAATCGGTTCGCCCCAGCGAATGCGGAGGCGCCGACTTGGCGGGTGGGTCCGCCGGCTCCGACGACGCCGCCAGAGTGCATCACTGGCGCCCCACCGCCGCCCCCGAAGGCGGTCATGAGGCTCCGAACGATCAGTTGTTGCACCATGATTCGAATCAGATCCGCGACCATTGCGTTCGCGAAGTCCCGGAAGGCTTCGCCGGCGCTCTTGGTTCCGTCGATGAAGGAGACGAGCGCGTCGGTCATGTTCGCGTCGATCGAGTAGGCGATCCCTTCCCCCATGTCCGAGACGCGCTGATTGAAGTCCCCGAACCGATCCAGGGCAGTGTCGAAGCCGAGGACGAGGGAGTCCAGGCTCTCTCCCATCCGGTCGAAGATGTTCCTCTCGTCCTCCTTGGCCTGAACCTCGTCCAGGGCGTCCTTCAGCTTGTCGAGCGCGTCTTGCTTTGCCTTGAGGTCGGATTCCCCGCTCTGCGCGAGCTGGGAGGCTTTGGTCCGCTCGAAGGACCGCTCCCCTACGGCGCTGATCCGGGCGGCGTTCCGGGCCTCGGACTCGGCCTGGATCTGGGCGGCTCTGGCGAAAGCGGAGTCTGCTGCCCCCCTGGCGGACGAAGGAGCCAGCAAACCGGCCTTGACGGCTCCCAGGCTGCCCCCTGCTGCGTCCAATCGGTCCGCGATGGCTCCTCCACCTGGAAGCGCCCTTGCGACGACTGAAGCCTTCGAGACGAGGAACTGCATCTTGGAGATCTGGGACGCGATCATCTTCCCGAACTGCTCCTCCAGCGCGGCGAAGATCGTGAATAGCACTCCCTTAAGGTCGAACCATCCCGCTTTGATGTGCGCGAGAGCTGTGTCGAAGCCGTTCTGGAGTGCCGTTGAAAGCACATCCGCGAAGTCCTCGATGTCCAGCATCGTCATCACGGCGGCGTTCCGTAGGTGGTTCCAGTTGTCGATCAGCCATCTGACCCCTTTCGTGACACTCTGGAGCAGGTCCCGCATCGAGCCGCCGGCGCCGTCCTCTCCCAGGCTGATAGCGACCTCGGAGATCGCGCTCTTCAGCTTCAGCCAGTCCCCGATCAGGTTGTCCATCCGCGCCTCTGCCATCCGCTTCGCGGCCCCCTCCGCTTTGGTGAGTTCGTCGGTGAGCTTCCGCATCTCAGGGACCGCCTTCTGCAGAGCCAGGAAGCCTGTCACCCCGCGGACCTCGAAGACCTTCGCTGCGTCGGTGACGCTGATCTGAGCGTCCGCCAGTCGCTGCAGGACGTTGGTGAATCCGTGGACCTGAGGGTCCAGGTCCTCCATCGCGAAGCCGTAGGTCGCCAGGGCCTTCTTCGCCTCGGTGCTCGGCTTTATTAGCGAGAGCATCACGCGGCGGAGAACAGTCCCTGCTTCCCCGCCCTTAATGCCGGCGTTAGATAGGGTGCCGATCGCTGCCGAGACCTCCTCGATCTCCACCCCGAGGTTCGAGGCGATAGGCGCGGAAAACTTCATTGCCTCGCCTAGCTCGAAGACGTTGGTGTTCGCTGAGGCGGAGGTAAGCGCCAGGACATCGCCGACCCTCCCCATCTCCTTCGCTTGAAGTCCGAAGCCGGCCAGGATGTTTGTGGCGATGTCGGCGGCAGCTCCCAGGTCGATCATCCCGGCAGCGGCCAGATCGAGGGTTCCGGGCATGGCTGCGAGAATCTGGTTAGTCTCCAGGCCAGCCATCGCCATAAACTGCATTCCCTTGGCGGCTTCGGCTGCGGTGAATTTTGTCGTGGACCCAAGCTCCCGGGCGAGCTTCTGCATGTTGTCCATTTCCTCGGCTGTCGCCTGCGTGAGCGCCTGGACTCCGGACATCTCCTGCCCGAAGGATGCGATCGTTCTGATCCCCGCCCGGAACGCCATCGCGCCGGCGACCCCGGCGATCAGAAGGCGCATCTTGGAGGCAGCCGCCCCGACCTTGTTCATAGCGGCGGTCCCCTGCATACCTGCGCGGGTTGATGTGTCACCGAAGCCGATCATCTGGCGCTTTGCGCGGTTAATCGCGCTGACCGCCCTCTTCGATGAAACACTAAGTTCTAGCTCTGCGAGGTCTGGCATGTTTGGTTCCGTGGGTTTTGGCAGTCCCCGACTTGCCGGTTCTCGTCTGCTTCTTATTGTAGTCCTCTAAATAGATCCTGTCTAGGTATTGGATCGCTTGGACGAAGAACGCCGGCTGGCAATGCGGGAAGAGTGAGAGATAGACGGCCATCTCGGACAACTTAATGAATCCGGGTCCGAAGCCGGTGTCCCGCGTCCGGTGAAGAACCCAGAACGCTTCCCAGACCTCGACAAGATCCTCGAAAAGCTCCGGTTTACGCGACAAGGCAGGAACCGGCTTCCCCGATTCCCGCTCCATGTCCTGGAGGCTTTCCTCGTTCTTGCCCCACTCCAGCTCCCACTCTAACCTTTTCCCAGGTTTTCTTTCCCTTCATCGTCAAGGGTTGCCTGGAATGCAGCTTCGTTCATGGCGAACTCGGCCACTAACGCAGAGAAGCGCGGATATTTCAGCATCATCTCCTTCGCCGCCGCCGCGGAGAATTCGATAGGCTTCCCGGCTTCCGTCACGTTCTCCCAACCGAGGAGAATCGTCTCCGCCATCGCCTCGGTCGCCAGCCGCTCCGCGGTGTCGGCGTTCATCGAGTTCCGGCGGATCTGCGCCTTGTAGGGCGCTCGCTTAATCTGCAGGACGTCCTGGAATCGCTGCGAGTTGATGCTTGCGATCAGGAGACGTGAGTCGTCCCACTCGAACCATTTCCCTGCCTGCTCCGCAGGTGACGGGATCATCTTGTTGAGTTCCATTTTTCCTTTCATTGGGTTTGCCTGCCGGACCTTCCGGCCGGCGGTTATGCGTCGAGCTGATCGACCTGGATGATATATCCGGCGGTCGTGTCGAGGGTCGCCTGGAATTCCAGGTCAACCATCACGTCGGTATTGATCGCCTCGATCTCCGGGTTCCCGTTCGAGAACTGGATCTTCGGGAGATGAATGGACATCGTGTTCCCGTCGGCGTCCACCAGCGGGACGAGAAGCTCGGCGTTCGAGTGGTCGATGAAGGCGCTCAGGAGCGTGTCATCGTCGAAGTAGGCGTTGATTGTTCCCGTGAGGTTGATCGTTCCCTTGCCGTGTTCGAGGGTGACCTCGGACGAGATCCGCGGCCGATCGCGGAGGTTGTTGTTCATCGCGAAGGAGAGGGACATCACGTTCGACGCGAACGCTGAGCCGTTCCAGAGCAGGCCCCCGACGTTGGAGGTCGCGTTCAGGATCGGATTCGTGCTCGGCGTGTCCGGAGAACCGTCGCCGTAGGTCGCCGCCCCTTCGAGCTGCTTCGTCCCCATGAATGAGAAGGTCGAGAGCGCCCTCGCTCTGGCTTCCAGCTCGATCGTCCACTCGTTCACGGTCGAACCGAGGCAGGCGACAAAGTGTGGCGTGTCCAGGCTCAGGAACTGCTTCTCGATCAGGAAGGACGTCGCGGTGACCCCGTTCCTGGCGTAGTTCACTTGGTAGGAGTTGGTCTCCCCGACGGCGTTCGTGAGTGTCCCGGTGATCACCATCACGGTCGCCGAGCAGGAGACCACGGGATAAATCCCGTCTTCCGCGGACACGGTGAGTCCTGCAAGCTTGACATATTTCGCCCCCTGGACAGCGGCGGTGAATGCTCCAGCGGTCAGGGTGAGGGTGGTCCCGAGGGTGATCGTGGTAGTCCCCGCGGCGTAAGTCTCGCTCGTCCAGGCAGACGCCATGAGGGCGCCGAGGATGAACGGATTATACTGGGTGAGGGACAGCTCGACATTGATCGCGCCGGCCATTGCGGTCCCGACTTCGGTTAAGTCGGTGATTGATCGGTCGGATCGGATCTCCTCAGATGCGACGGTCTGCTTCTCATGAGCGAGGCTCTCTCCGGTGAATCGGATCTCCTGGAGTGTTTCCCCGAGGTCGGGAGTCTCGCCGAATGCGGACTCGGTTGAAAAAAGCAATTTGGTGATGTTTGCGTCTGACATGGTTTTCCTATGTGGTTACGAGCTGCCCCTCGAAAGGGACGTTTACATTCAACTGAAAATGCGACTGCTGCTCAGGCCCCCGCGTGACGTATGGCGCCTCCATTGATACCGTCACGGTTCCGTTTGTCAACTGCTTATAACGCAGGGCTTCTCCAGCTTTGTCCGCAAGATCATTTGCGGGTTTAGTGCCTCCGCTCTTCGGAACGAAGACCCCGACCATGCAGACCCCCGGCTGCTTCTCCAGCGGTGTCGATCCGAGGCTTGCCTGGAATCCTTGTCCGAAGTTAATCGTGACGCGGACCCAGATCCCGCTCGCCGGCTGATTGAAGGGAACCTCCCCCCAAGCAATCGGGACGCCGCCTCCGACTGAAGACCAAGTCGTATTGAACTCAGTCTCAATCAGTGCGCGGATCGGATCGAAAACTTCGTTTGCCATCGTTGGACTCTATCACGGTCCGAGATCATGTTCAAGGAGAGCTTTCTCGCTGGCGATCGAGGTCTTCACCATTCCAGCCGGCGCCTGCGAGGAGTGTCCCTCCTCAAGCGCCAGGATGTAATGCAGATTATTTGAGATTGTCCAGGAGTCCGCGCTCGTCGCGGTCGGCATCGGAGAAGGCTCCCCTGCGTCCCGGGTTGTCAGATCGGCGACATCGCCCGGGACGAGGTTCCAGTTCGATTGTGCTCGGCCGGTGTCCCGCGGAGTTGCGTCGATCAGCCGGCCCCACAATCCGAACGCGATCCGCTTCAGTAAGACGCGCTGGCTGATGTTCGCCCGGACCGCCCACCGCTTCACCTGAGATTTGAACCGTTGCTGGGCCATTACATCACCCTCCGGACCTGGAAGATGTAGACCGTCTCGGTCGGATCGAATTTGAAGTTCACAATCTGCCAGATCACCCCGGAGATCGTGATCCTATCGTCGAGGCGGACGGAGGTCACCGTTGACAGCTCGCTCGCCCGGACGATCATCTTCTTGTCCCCGATCTTGACGACGTCCCCGTCGATCTCGTTCGCCTTGTAGACCGCCTCCAAGACGTTCACGGTCGGCTCCTGGACGACCGGAGTCAGGCCCCCAGTAGCTGGGTCGTAGCCGCCTGAGGTGGTGTGGGTGTAGGTCGCCGAGACGACGATCTGATCGGCCAGATCGAAGCCGAGGTCTACCATGTCAGGGACGAGGCTGTTCAGGTCGATCGCCATTATGCCCTTTGAAGTTTAGCCGATCCCCCGCCGGCGACGGAGCCGTATTTCAGCAGCTCCGACCAGATGTAGGACGGGATCACTGGCGCCTTCGTGGTCTTGTCGAAGATCACTTCCAGGACGTCGGTCAGGACGAACTCCCTGATCCCCTCGCCGTCCGGGTCCTTCTGCCGGTCCTTCTTGATCAGCATCTGAGCCAGCTCCGCGGCTGCGTTAGATAAAAACACTGGAATTGAATCTGATGCGATGTAGGCGACGTTCGGGATCGTTCGAGACGGGTAGGTCGCCGCGACCCTGTCCGGGTCCGGGACGTCCGCCCTCGGCCATTGAAGCGCCTGCGTGGTGGTGGCCTTCCAGCCGAACCAGTAGAACTGCTGGTCAAGGACGCGGGTCGCCATCGCGAGCGCGATGTTCTTCTGCGCGTCGGTGGCCCCGTCCCAGTCGGTTGTGTAGAGGTGGGCCTCGTAGTAGGTGTCCGCGGCTGCGAGGGTGATGTAGGTGTTCGCGCCGGCGAGTCCTGTCCCGTCTTCGACGACTAAGGTGATTGCCATGTTCTGGCCTTTCGTTTACTGGGCGGTAAGAATTGCGCTTCTCGGTGAGATCAGTTCCCGAAGCGAGGCTTCGGGCCTTTGACGCCGATCGTGTCTTCGCGCCAGAACTTCTCCTGACCCTTCACGTCAACCGGGATGATCGAGGTCCGATCCGCCCGGGTGTCAGGCGGGAATTGCAGGATCTTTTTTCGCGGTCTTTTTCTTGGCATGGCTCTTGAGAATTTGCCGGCGCGACGTCTCGGTCTGGGTCGGCGGTTGTGGTTTCGGAGCCGGTGTCGGCGGAGCCTGTTCCGTCGATGCGATCACTGGCATCCCTTCATCTGCGTCCGTGCCTGCTGTAACCGGCTTGAGCGTCGGCTCGGCGGCTTTGGCTGCTTTCTTCGCGTCTTCGATTTCCTGCGCTTGCTCTGATAGCCTGCGGAACCGTGCCACTTTCCCGCTCTGCGTTTCCATTGGCCGGCGAACTCTTCTCACCATCGGATACAATCCAAACATACTTCTTGCCTTTCTTTTCGTTAAAACGGGGTCCTCGCTTCGCTGGAGGACGGCGAGCAAGGACCCCGGTGTCGGTTGACTTTGCCGAGGCAGGTCAGTCTCGGCGGTAGATTTTACAGTGATCCGTGGGCGACCTTCTTCCAGTTGGCATCGGCGACCGTGTTGTCCGCGGTGCAGATGTAGATGTTCGTCGCGTCCACTCGGATCGCGCCTTGCTCCGCGACGGTCCCGTCCACCCCGCCGGTCAGGGTAGCGGCCCCGAAGGAGGCGTTCGCGCAGTCGGTGGTCGTCGCTTTGGCGTTCATGGCAGCGCCCTTGACGTCCGCGGTGAGGTCCACGACGTCTCCGGTCCCGTCCACTCCGCCGATCGCCTGCGTGTCGGATGCGGTGATTGACGCGGCGAGTGCGGTGACTGCGTCGGAGGCTGTCGCGCCCCCGGAGACGTCCACCAGGATGTTCCCGGCGGTGACTGCGGCGTCCGTGTCGAATTCGTAGGTGTCTGCCCCGATCACTACGACTTCCCCGTCCGAGACTACCCCGGTGAAGGTGAGTGCTCCTGTCGCGGCGACCGCGTCCACGGGAGTCCCGGTGGCGGATCGCGCCAGAAGCTCGGCGTTAATGGAAGCCGATCCATTTTGTCCTCTTGCCAGTGCCATATTTCGAAGGTCTTTCTTGGTTGAGAGTTGGTGGGGGCTGGGCGGGAATCCGTTCCCGCCCTTTCCCGTGCGATGTGTCTCGCTTACTGGTCGAGGTTATGCTCGATGATCACGATCCGGACGTTCTTCGATTCGAAGACGATGTCCCAGTTCGCGGCCAGAGCGCATTCCACGTTGGTCGGCGACTGCGCGACGACCGAGCTGGAGGTCCACTTGATGCCCCGCGGATGCAGGATGTGGCGCCGGCGATTGATCAGGATCGAGTCGTGATCCAGGGGGACCCGGGCGAACTCGACGCCTTCAGTCCCGAAGCCGCCGTCCAGCGGTTCGCCGCTGAGCGAGGCCGAGCCGGCACCGAAGGCGCCAGAACCGAACAAAACCGACTTGTATACCAAGCCGTCGGTCGTCCCTGCGCGGGTTGCGAGGTCGTCGTCCACTACGACGCGCCGGCCCTGGAAGGTGGCGATCTGCGCCTTGCCTTCGGAGTCGGGGACGTAGTCGATCAGGTCGGCCTTCTTGAGCTGCGCCTCGGTGGCGGAGTGGATCGCGATCGCGGTCAGGCGGGAACTCATGTCCCCGAGGACCTGGAGCGCGTCGATGAAGGTCGTCCCGGTGAGCTGAGTGTCCGCGGTGGTGGCCGCGATGCTCTCGCTGGCGATCTTGAGGATGTTCGGATCGCCGGATTCGGCGTCCAGGCTCAGATAGAGGCCATTGATGCAGGCGACCAGCAAGGTCTCGTCTTCCCGCGCCCAGTAGGCCGCGACGAGTTCGCCGATGGCTTTCATGGGGTCGGAGCCGGCCAGCATCCCGGCCAGGAGAGTCGTGCTCCAGGCGTTCGCGTCGTTGTGGATCGCCGCGATGTCGGAGGTGGCGCCGATCTTGACGGTGGTCAAGGAGGTGTCGTCTTTGATGAGCTGCCGGCCTCCGCTGATGTCCTGCCAGAACGGCATGTTCGCGACGGTCCCAGGACCGGCGGCGAGTGCGGAGAACGTCGGATCGTTGTTGATGATTCCCGACTGGGCGAACTTCGGAAGCTCGGCAGTGCGTTCAATGACGTATTTCTCGAAAACTTCCGGGACAATTACGTCGCTTACAACTGTTTTAGCCATAGGTCAGTCTCTTTCGGTTTTGGTTCCGAATCGTCCGGTCTACCCAGTGGCTTCCGCTTCGAGGCGTTTGGCCAGCTTCGGGTCCTTCCGGATGATTCTCATTTGCTCGGTTAAGTTGTGCGTTTCAGCCTTCCAAGGGTTCTTAATCTTGGAGGCGCCAGCTCCACCGGAGCCATTACCGGAAGCACCGCTCCCGCTGCTAGGTTCGAACAGGTGAGGCGCCTCGGCGGTGAGTGTCTCGACCCATTCGGGTATTTCGAGTGGTGTGGCATCTTTGCCAAACCGAACGGTTTTTCCGTCGCCTTCGTAGGCGGTCGGTCTGCCGTCCTGCAATTTAAATAACATACGAGCGCGGGATGTCAAGTCCATGATCGCAGAAGCGCGGAGACCCTTCTTCGTCGCTGCGGTGATCGCGGCTTGGTCGATCGTGAGAGAGGTCAGGCCCTGATCCAGTCTCGCGTTCTCGTCCTGGACCTTCTTCATCGCGGCGGCGTGTTCCGCCTTCAGGCGATCGGTCCGGGTCTTCAGCTCCGCCTCGATCTCTTCGCTGCCCTTTGCCTTGCTGCTGCGGATCTGGTCCGCCTTTGCGACAAGCTCCTTGACCTCTTCGGGCGACATGTCAACGCCGGCCCAGAGATCGGTCAGCTCCTCGATCTTCTTTCGTTGCGCGATATTGTTGTCCCGGAACTCATTCAGCTTGTCCCGGTCGACTGCTCCCTCCACTTTCAGGAGCCAAACCTTGGCGCCTTTGATTTCTTTCTCTTCGTAGAGGTCGCGGTGTGCTTCGTCTACTTCTTCGAGGTTTGTTACTTTGAATTTCAGCATTTTATCCGCCCAGCGGTTGAGGTTGTCCCCTCCACCTTGGAGGGGGAATTGTTCTGAAGATTATCATCTGATTAGAAGCGAGTCAAATCTTTGTGCCGAATTAAGACCTCCTCCCGGATGTTGTCCGCCTCCTTCTCGGTGAGTCCATACTCGTCGTGATTGATCGACATCTCCTTTGAGTAGCTGTCCCGCGCCTGCTTCCTGACTATCACCGCCAGGGCGTAAATCGCCTCTTTCCGGGTCGGCTCTCTCCCAGGTGCGATCGCGAAGATCAGCTCCCACCAAGCGCGATAATGAGCCAGCTCCTCCCGGTCGAGGTGGCGCGTCATTGTCTCGCAGTATCCCGTCTGAAGGAAGGACTCCCAGGTCGGGATAAGGTGAGCCAGTCGCATCGTCCGCATGTTCACGCGGATATGCTTCACCAGCTTCGGCAGTGATCGGATGACGTTCTTCCAGATCTGGATTTGATGATTTACGTTCGCGAGTCCGTTTATGTGGATTGGTGTGTTCTTGTTGTTCATGATTTTAGATGATTGCGTCGGGTGGTAGGCCCTGCGCGATGTCCAGCTCCTCCTGCGGGAGATCCAGGCGGAGGCATCGCTCGATCCATTGCTTGTGCGTGGACTGGGCGCGGCCGATAGACGGCCAGATCTCTCCGAATCTCTCGAAGTATCGGCGATTAAGATTGGCGAGTTCTCTGTCTGCTTTCCTGCTTTCTTTGCTCATAGCATGGCTTTCCTTCCGAACTCCAGAAGCTCAGGGAAAAACTTCTCGATATAAACATTCCCGTCGAGGACTGCCGTGAACATGTGGGCCGCGACCTCTTGATATTTGAACGTCATGGTCTTGTAGTATTTCACAGTATGCCCGTATCCCATCCTCCCCTCGGTGAGCGACCCGATTATATCGGCGAATTCTCCAAACGCTTCCCGGTCTATAACCTTCCCGATTGGAAGCTCCGCTTCGGTGATCCCCATTAAACCGCGAAGCTTTTCCCGTGCGGTATAGTCGAACTTGTTCCTGAATATTGCGACCATCTTCTCGTTCCCTTTGTCGAGAAACCTCTTCCGCATTGAAAAGAACAAGTCCTCGAAGTCCTTGCGAACCTTGAAGGACGAGGCGATCGCCTGCTCGTTGTGGTAGTGGTGGCCGGTCTCATGAAGTAGCGTCCGCTTTCCGGCTGCGTTCTCCGCTGTCTCGCCCATCTGCAGGATGCCCCTTGTCTCGGCGTCCTTCAGTCTAACGAAGCGGTCGTAGTGTGCGCGTTGCCCCCGCCTGTAATTGGCTGGGCAAGGTCGCATTTGTCGGCGAACGTTCTCTGGGATCTTCTCGTAAAACGCCGGCTTGTATTGGCCAAGTCCTTCCGTCCATTTGGCGTCTGCTGCCGCGTTCCACTCATACTTCATCCGCGGATCGGTTGGATTGACGACCGGATTCGGCGCCTGCCCTGCCGGCGGGGCGCCTGTCACCTTCGGGGCGGGTGTAGCCGGCGGCGGCTGGCTGGGTGGCGGCGGGGTCCTCGGCGGCGGGTTCGGTGGCAGTCCTCCAGTCGCTCCGCTGCCGAACGGCGGGATCGCCGGCGGTGTGCTCAGGTTCGCGATCGCTGGGATCTGCGGTGTCCCGGGGACGTTCAGCAGCTCCTTGAGCGGAAGCGGTCGGCCTTTCTGGCTGATCAGATCGGAGACGGAAATCTTCCCGTCCCGGAACAGATTGGCCCTGCCCTTGCCCAGCATCTGATCCTGGACGGTCTTGGAGCGCGAGTTCAGCCAGGAGTCGAAGCTCATGTCCCGGGCGACCTGTCCGTCCATCGAGGCCCTGGCGTTGAACTTCGCCTTCGCGATGTTCGCGTCCGACATGCCGGCGCTCCGGAGGTTCTTCTCGAAGGACGCTTGGAAGTTCGTCGGGCGTCCGCCGGTCCGGACGGCGCCGTCCTCGGACAGCTCCGAATAGGATTTAAGCACTGGAGTTTGACCAGATCGGCAGTTCCAGTGTGCGGTCGGTCCGGGGAACTCCTTGTCGTGTCCCTTCGGCTTCAGGTTCCCCTCGGAGTCGTAGACCCAGATTTTGCCATGCAGCGCCATGCAGATGTCAGTCGTCCGCTTGTCCAGGGTGGCCGACCATTGGACCCCGTTGGTCACGTCCTGATTCTTCTTGTAGGTCTCCAGCCGTGAGGAGTTCGCGGCCGTCTGGACGGAGGTCCGGACGAGCGCCTCGGCGTTGTGGCGGGGGACCGACATGATCCCATCGGTGAACCCTTTCGCCCGGGTCCCGCGGATGCGGCGGACGATCTCCGGTGTGGTCTCCCCGCGGAGCATCCCTTGGCGGACCTGAGTCGCGAACCGATGCTGGATGTCGGGCGCCATCTTCTTTTTCCACCAATCCGCGGACGGCGCCCCCTCGATTAGCGCGTCCGAAGCGATCGCTGAGACCTGATCGGGCGAGAGAGCGACACTCATGAGATCGACCCCGACCTGATGGCGGACTTCATTGATCAGGTATTGGCTCTCCGCCTTCGCGACCGTGGTCAGGTTCCGGACGGTGGTTCTTGCCGCCTTCGTGGTGTAGGCCGAGATGGACCGTTGCGTCTGCTTTAGCAGGCGCTCCAGGCGTTGCTGTTTGAAGGCTGTCCGGGTGGCGGCGGCTGGATTGTTCGCCGCGAGGTCGTTCAGGAGCGTCCCTTCCAGCTCCTTCAGGGTCCGGAAGACGTCTTGGCGCATCCCTTCCTTGACACGCTCCAAGACGATCGCCCTGTCGGTGATGGCAAATTGCAGATTCTGATTGGCGCTCGGCATAGCCGGGGGATGTTAATCCTCGTCCTCGGGATTGACCGGCGGACCGCTATCGTCCTCTCCAGGTCGGCCGAGTGCGCCCTCGATGCCGAGCAGCTCCTCCTCCTGTTCCGGGGTTCGGCCGGGAGGCAGGATCTCGCCCTGCTGCAGGTTCCAGTGGAGGGTGTTCCGGGAGATCCCGCGCTGAATCCAGGCGGATGTCAAGGCGACGACGTCGGTCGAGGACAGCTTCACCGCTACAAAGTCGGTATTGATGGCGATGCTCACCGCGTCGTCTTCGATCTCCTCCGGGGAGTCGGCTGTCCCGCTCCACCAAGCCGCGATCTTGACCGCTCGGGTGAGGGTGGTCGAGATCACGCCGGCGACATGCTGCAGGACGGACGCCTCGCCGCCTTGGCGGATCTGCAGGGTCTCCGCGGCTTCCGCCGACTTCTTCTGCTGCTCCAGGAGGCGAGCGCCGAGGACCGCCATCCGGATCTCGGACTTCTCCAGGTAGGTCGAGAACTCGCTCAGGCCCTTCCCGGTGAACTCCAGGAAGCCGGCGTGGGCAGTCGGTTCGGGTGAGATCCAGGCGGTCGAGGAGCCGATCTTCAGGATTGTCTTCTCCGGGAAGCCTGCGACCCAGGCGGTCGGGAGTGCGGTGTAGTGCATCCCGTGCTTGTAGTCTGCGGTGGTCTTGTAGTGGTCGATATTCAGCTCCGCGAGATCCTCCAGGGGCGGACGGTCGACGGAGGCGTCCCCATCGTCGGAGCCGTGGAAGACGAACGGGATGTCCTCCAGGAACTTCCCTTTCCGGTCTGGCTGCTCGATGTCGGTCAGAACCCAGTGCGTCGAGGTCTTGCCGGCGGCGTCTTCCTTGGTGGCCTTCTCCCAGATCTCGGCGATGTATTGCATCGGAACGGTCGGAGCGCCTTCTTCGGGCGGGATGTCCATCTGCGGGACGAGGCGGAGGACACGGATTCGATCGGTCACCTTGTCGGTGTAGGGGTCGCCGCCCTTGGCGATATTGTCCGATGTGGTTCCGATGGTGAGCCGGCTATGGTCCGGGTTGGTCGTCGATTCATTCAGGACGACGAGTGTCAACTTGATCCCGTTCTCCACTCGCTCAGTCCTCCAGCTCAGGACGTCCTCCGCCTTGTATTGGATGAAGAACGGCTGCTCCAGGCCGGCGTCCCAGTCCACAAGGGTCCCGCCGCGGCCGACTGCCAGGACCTCCTCGGTGATGTTCCGGGAGTAGGCTTCGAGGGAGTTCCCCTTCAGATCTGCGTCGAGCCAGAAGTTGTTCATCGACTTGCTGGCCCCGCCTTCGCCCTTCGCCATCTTCACGGTCGGGTCCTTGCGGAACAGCATCCCCACAAGTCCTTCGTGCGTCCGGGCGGTCGCGTTCCAGAACGGGGTCCGGTCCCTGTAAGCGAGGTATTCACTCTCCCCTTGCGCCTCCAGGCGCGGGAGGTAAGCCTCGGCCCTCCCCTTCACTGCGTCGGCGCCGGCGAGGACGTCTCGCATCCGCATCCATTTGTGTTGATTGTCGGCGTATTCGTCGTGAACTGTGTCGATAGGCATGGCTCGGTCTTTCGGTTATACTCCCACAAGCTTCCCGACCTTCACCGCTCCGGTCCTCTGCTGGAGACCGTATCGGAGTGCGTCGTAGCCGTGGTCTTCTGCTGTCGTGTCAACGTCTTCCGGATCGAGTCCGTCGATCGGTAGCGCCGGGATCGTTCTGATCAGATTCGCGCAGTTAGAAAACACCTGAATCTTCGGGAGGCCGTCGGTCAGCTTCTGCTTCAGCATCGCGTGGACGAGCTGGCATCCTTGCCGGCGCGAGTTCGGCCCTTTGTGAGCTGGTTGCCATTGACAGCCTAGCTCGTTCATCTGCTTCCCGCGGCTCTCTCCGCGGTTCCGTTTCAAGCCGATGTCGGCGAACGCGGACGAGTCGATCACCCCGGTTAGGATTCCGCCGTGATCCCTGATCACTCCGCTCCCGTCGGTGATCGGTAGACGCTTGTCGCGTTTGAGGACGATCTCTGCCATCTCTCCCGCGATCATCCCGTTCCGATACAGCTCGGCGACAACATAGACCCTGCCGTCGATCTCTGCAAACCATAAAACGCAGGCCGGCGCGTTGTAGCCGTCGTCCGCGGATCGCCACATCCTGGAGCCGGCAGGGATCGGGAACGGATGGCAGACGTGGGTCCGGTGATCCCACTCGGAGAACATCACCCCTTCGAGGATGTCCCAGCGTCCCTCCTTCAGCATCCGCTTGAGGTTGTCCGGTAAGGCTTCGAGGTCGGTCTCGTAGGTGGTTCCATGCAGGAACGGATTGTCCACCAGCTTCGCGGGGATGAAGCGCCTCCAGGTTCCGGTGTTCTGATCCTTGAACTCGGTTGGGCCTCCAGCGTCCAGGATTCCGAAGCGGGTCTTGACCCAGTGATGGCCGACTCCGCCCGGGTTCGTTGTCGCTCGGACGCGGAGCGTCACGTTCGACCCCTTCGGAGCGCGGAGACGTGAGAGCATGTAAACGTAGCTCTTGTCATCCTTCCATTGCGTTAGCTCGTCCCAACCGATGTAGGAGAACTGCCTGCCTTGGTAGAGATACTTGTCCTGATCGCGCTTCAGGTAGGCGAACTCCACGATCCCGCCGGCCGGGAAGAACCACTCCTTCGAGGTCTCCCGGAATCGGCCCTGGATCGCTGGATACAGCTCACGCGATCGGCGAATGAGGTCCTTCAGCTCGGTGTAAGTCCGCCGGAAGATGATAGACCGCATGTGCGGCTTTAGGTAGTCATGGACCGCGGAGATCAGGAGCGCGTCCGACTTCCCGCCGCCGGCAGCTCCACCGTAGAGGACCTCCCGGTCTCGGCAGGATACAAATTTATACTGCGGCCCCTTGTTCGGGCGCCAGAGCGTCGGTCGAGATGTCGCCTGCTGCATGGTTCACTTGCTGAACAGGTGGCAATAGGCCAGCATACTGGCGAGTATGCCAGCGCAGACGATCAGTATCGGAATCAGGTTCGCGCTTAAGAATTCCATCACTTGGCCCCCTTCGGTTGGGTGACCGGCAGCGGCTCGGAATAGGCTGGGATCATGATCACGCCGCCGGCGAACTGCTGCGGGGTGTCGTCTCCGGGGACGATCCGCGGGATCTTGGTCCCGATCAGATCAGCTTCGAGGGAGATCAGATCCCGGACGAGGGTGAGGAACTTCGATTGTCCAGGGGTGTTCTTGGTCCGAACGGTCTCACGGCTCCCGACCGCCTTGGTGGCGCCGGCGCCGAGCTGGCGCTTCTCCTTGGTCTCCTCCTTCTCGGGTTCCCTGGACTTGTTCCAGGCGTCCCAGGCTTGGGATCGTGCCTGCTGGATCTCCCGGACCTGCCGCGTCCGGACACGTTGCATGTCCAGGATGCCGTCCTTCCGCCAGCGGTTCTCCAGTTCGAGCAGGTCTTTAAAGGTCGTGCTCCTGCTCACGTTCAGCTCCGCGGCGATCTCCGTGATCGTCTTCCCCTGCTCATGGAGCTTTGCCGTCTTGGCGAGGTCGTGTTCCTTCTCCGTGCGGGTCCGTCCCACCTTCCCGCTTCTCTTCGTTCTCATGATGTCCCTTCGGGTTTGTTCCGCCTCCCACCTTGGGAGGGGTCTCTCCCACCTTGGGAGAGCGTCCCTACTGTGCATCATGTTTATGTGGCTGGCAAGATCAGAGGATCGAACGGAGCGGTTTTAGGGATCGAACAATTATCCCGCCGGTTTCCCGATGGCTCTGCGGTAGGCGGTGAAGGCGTCAAAAACTAACTTCTGTTGGTCAATTCCAGCTCCCTGCCCGGCCACGATTGTGTCCGTCACTTCCTGCATCCACGCTTCCAGTGCTTGTTCCTGTTCTGTCAGGCGGACCTTTAGCTGGAAGGGTTTGCTGACGATTACAGACGGGTCTCCACCCGGAACTCCTTCGGAGCGTTCAATCCCCACCGGCTCACACAGGTGGTCTTTGATGGCGGTGAGTTCTTTGATCCAACGCCAGTATGTTGTAGCATTTTCATGCAATTCAGCTTCCGCTGCGTCTTGCCGCCACTTCTCCAGCAGTTCATCGATGGGTTTCATGGGTTTTGTGGATCGTTTATCTAGTGAAGCCTCCCCTGATCCGTGCTGATCAGATCAGGGGAGTGCGGCTTGCGTTGTGTTAGTGCGATGTGGACGGTCGCCCGGGCATCGGGTAGCTCTTGGCCGGCATCTGCGGGTGACGTGACTCCTGCGCGGCGGCTTTGGCCTGCAGGGCGAGCGCGTCCCGGCTGGCTTTGGCTTCCGTGGAGAGGATCGCTCGCTTGACGGCGTGTTCGGCGGTCCCGCGCTTCCAGGCGACGGCGACGACCATGTCCGCGGACGTCCTCAGCTTCTCCAGGGTTGCGGGGACGTCGATCCGGAAGGAGGCTCCTTCGCCCTTCCAGACGAGGCGCGGGTCCTTGCAGCGTTGCCGCTCGGCGGTGGTGCGGTTGTCGATCTTCACCTGATGCGGCTCGTCCGCGGTCGGGGCGATGTTGAACTGCTTCAGGGTCACACCCTGCTCTTGTCCGATGATGTCGGAGATGTGGGTCGCCCACGTTGTCCCCTTCGAATCGTTGAAGGTGGCCTCGATTGTTAATTTGTAGGTCATGGAATTTTATCTGTTTCGTTCGTCTTCCTTGGTGGTTTGGTCCTGTAAAATCGGTTCGCGGCCGCCGTAGCGGTAAACCAAGGCTCGGATGAAGCTCTCCTTCTTCTGCTGCAGGACCTCGGACTTGAATTGTCCGCAGTATCCTTGACGGTCGACATGGCTCCCGTCCTTGAACATATAACACCATGCGCCAGGGTGGTAGGTCGGCGTCCCGGGCTTCTGGACGTGATCGCAGGCATGGCAGATGCCGTGCCCAACGGCGGTCGATGCGTAGTGCTCCTTCTCCATGTCGTCCTTGCAGCCGTCGCAGATCCCTTGAGTCTCCCCGGGTGGCAGCTTGGCCCCCGGGAAACACCATGAGCAGCGGCAGTCTACGACCTCAAAGTCTGCTCCGTCGCTGGCTTCGCATAGCCGGCGCCAAGCGTCCCCGACGTCGATCTGGGTCGTGGTGCCCTCTTCGAGGTTGCGCTCGACCCAGTCCATCGCGAGATCGGTCAGGTCCGACCGGACGGTCCGGAGGGTCATGATCGGCTGGTATTCGGCGTTCCCGTGTCGGTCGGTCGTGAGCCGGCGGATAGAGTAGGTCCGCCCGGGTCCCATTGATTGGCTAGCCTTCATGTTGTCCTTTCTGTCCGTTCATTATTGCTTGCATTGCCTTCTTGACCTTTGGGTCTTCCGGGTCCGCCTTCGCGGCGTCCAGGATGTGCATTCCTGCCGACATGTGCGCCCTGTATCTTGCGCCGTTGTCGAGTGTTTCATTTCTGGCGATAGCGTAGTCCATTCTCGCCATTTGTAAAGAGTGGGAAGCGGCTGGGTTCATGGTTCCTTTATCCTGCGATCGCCTTCGCGAGCGCGATCGTTTCCGGGTCGTTGGTTACGTCTTCCGGGTTGTGCATCGTGGGTGATAACGTGACCTGCAGCGTTCCGGGTTTTACCCCGTAAGCTCCAGCCTTGGCGGCTAGGAACTGCCTGAGGTGATTGGCGGATCGGATCTCCTTCGACGTCTTGCCCAGGTCTTCGGTCCTGAAGACGATCCGGACCTTGTCCCAGGAGACGGTCAGGTTGAATGTCTGATCCGCGAGCGGGTCCCGCGGCTTCGGTGGCGCCGGCGCCTTGTAGCCGATCGCGTCCCGCGCCTGCTCCAGTGCCTTCGGGTCGTGCTGCTCCAGGAAGGCGCGGGTGTGCGGCGTGAGGATCAGGACCTCGATCGCCTTCTTCATCTTCCGGCGTTGTGCTTCTCTTGCTTCGGTGGTTTTCATGATCTGATATTGGTTGAGTGTTTTCGTTTGATTCGGTTTAGCTTCGGCCTTCTTCGCGGACTAGCCGACCGTATTCGGTCAGGTGCCAATGCTTGGAGGTTAGCCGGATGCGGGGGATCTGGTGAAGGCTGACAGGTTTTTTGTCGCCTTCCACTAGGTAAGCCTTCCACGTTCCGCGGGTTGAGTGGTTGTAGGTGACTCGGGTGTAAAGTCTCGCGCCGTCGTGTCGGGTGGCTTCGTGCATGTAAGTGTAGCGGCCGAGGCTGGCGCTCTGCTCGGCGGTCAGGTCTACGTTCGGCGCGTCTTTGAGCGCGAGCCGCTGCTTCTCATGGGGGACCGCGGCCGGCCGCTTGACTGAGTTGCACTCAATTACGACTTCCACATGGGAGATTACGAGGCCCTTAAACGCATTGGCGGCGGTCTCTTCGAACCACATGGCTCCGGGTTGGAAGGTCTTCAGGCCCTCGATCACGGCGTCCACAGTGGCGGCTGCGGCGATGTCGTGGCAGATCTGGACGAAGGCCGCATTCTCCGGATGCTTGGCGGCGTCGTTCGTGAAGGTATCCTGGAGGGCGCCGTTCGCGGCTTGGAAAGCCTTCAGGAGGGCCATATTCCCGCGGTGTCCGTGGGTGGCGAGTGTTTCGACTGCTTGCTTCAGGTATTGTGTGCTATTCATGATCTTTTTCTCCGTCGTTCGTTTGTTTCGTTTTCCGTCTCTGGTTTACTATCGGCAGATCCCGGCAGGACTTTAGTCGGCCGGCGTCCAGTGTTGGAGCTTCATCCCGCGGTAGGCGATCCCGTAGGCTCGGCGGATGCCTTCCCGGTGTCCGACGCGGAGCGTGATGTCCGTCGCCTCGAGCTCCTCTTTCAGGGATGCCAGGACATGCTCCAGGACTTGCGCCGTGGTCCGCTGCTTCAGCTCGAAGATGGAAGCGTCCACCGTTCCGAGGCGAATCGCGAAGTGAAGCGCCTTCTCCCAGGGGGCTGAATTGTCTAAGTCTATTCGTTTCATGATCTTGTCTCCGTGGTTATTCGGCTGTCAGGCCGAGGTTTTCGTCTTCCCATCCGTTCGCGATCGCGTCAACCATGCTGCAGAGGTGGCTGTTCAGAGCTGATTTGGCTGCGTCCGCGTTGTAAAATCTAGTTGCGTTGTAGCTCGGTCCCGGCTTCGTGATCGGCGCGGTCCTCATGATCGCCGCCCGGACCTTCCGGACCTGCGGCAGGGTGACCCCGTGAGCCTCGGCGGTGAGGCCGATCATCTGCCGGTCTTCGATCCCGCCTTCGACGAGATCCTTCGCGATCGCCGCCGCCTTCGTCCGATTCATTGTCTTCGCTCTCATGGGGGCCTCGGTTACAGGATCGCCAGGACAACGAAGCCGATCCCGATGATCGTTCCGATGATTAGGGTCAGATTCGCCTTCGCGGCTTCGAGCAGGTCTTCGGTTCGGTTCATGTCGTTCTTTCGGTTCGGTCGTTTCGTTATCCGTCTCTGGTTATGTTATCGGCAGGCCGGCGGGGAACTTTAGCCCCCGCCTGCCGTTTTTCTTTACCGGACCCCGATCCATTCGTAGGTGGCCAGATCCATGTCGCGGAGGACGTCGTAGCTCGGGACGATCGCTACGTTCCCGGCCTCGACTTGGGAGGCGAGGAAGAGGACGAGGGCGGTCGCTCGGGGACCTTGGCAGGCGCCGACATGGCGCTGGAGGCGTTCGAGGCTGATAAAGGGATGCTTCTTGATGGTCGCGATGATTTTTGCGTTCATGATCTTGTCTCCGGTTTTTTCGTTGTTCTCGTTCACACCTATAATATCGGCAGGACCGCTGGGAACTTTAGCGTCCCCGCAGGTCCTTGATTTGTATCAGCTTAGCTCGCGAGCTTTGAGGGTGACGGGGCCGTCTTGGCGGTCGTATCCGGATCGTTCCAGGTCGCGGCGAGCGAGCTTGACGGCGTCGGCCTTGGTGGCGGCTTCGTATTCGTCCACGCTCGGCTGCTCATGGAGGGCGGGGAACTTCGCGGTGATCGTGACTTCGTAGCGTTTCATCTGTTTTCCTTCGGTTTTTTCGATTGTTCCGTTCACGCTTATACTATCGGCAGATCCGCGGGAGACTTTAGCGCCTCCCGCAGGCCCCTGCCTTTGAAGATCTTAGGCGGCTTCGCCGGCCAGCGTCCCGGCTTCCTCGGCGTTCCGCAGGTAGGCGCGGATGTCGGAGATGTTCACATATCCGTCGAGGCGGTCGCCGCATCGGAATTTAGAGCTTGCGAGGTGGCTGCGGAGGTCGTCGAGGCCCTGCTTCACGGCGGCGAGTTCTTTTTTGGCGGCGGCGGCTTCGAGCTGGAGGCGTTTGATGTAGTTCATCTTGTTTCCTTCGGTCTTCGGTGTTTCGTTTATTCCGTTCACACCTATACCATCGGAAGAACTCCGCGGAACTTTAGCCTGATTTTAATCTTCTCGGAAGTGCTTCTGCCAGAGGCGTCCCAGGACCTCGATCGCGAGGCTCCCCTGCTTCGCCTTGCCTTCTCCGTCGATCAGCCGGCCGGCGAGGGCGCCCTTGGCCAGGACGCAGCGGTCGACCTCCTCGTCCACGGAGAACATCCGCGGCCATATCGCCGTCACTGGATTGAATTGTCCTGCTCGGTGGGCGCGGTCCTCCGCCTGCTCGGCGTCCGCCAGGGTCCAGGGGCGATCGACAAGGATGATGTAGGACGCCCGGGTGAGGTTCAGGCCGACGCCGCCGGCGTAGGTGAAGGAGACCGCCTTCGATGCGCCATCCTGGAAGCCGTCCACGATCTCCTGCCGGCGCTTCTTGGTGGTCTCCCCGGTGAAGATCGGGACGCGGAGGCTGGCGCCGATCGTCTCCGCGGTCTCGATGTAGGCCGAGAACAGAAGGACGGAGTGTCCTTGCCCGATCAGGTCTTGAGCCAGGGTGACGACGTGCGGGACCTTCCAGGCCGAGCAGAGCATCCGGGTTTGCGAGAGCGCGGTGATCGCCAGGGTCCCCGGGTCTCCGCCTTCCTCCGCCTTCTCTCTGGCGTCGTCGATCGCCCGGGAGAGTGCTCGCCTGTAGTCCACCGCCTCCTCTTGGCTCGGCTCGATCTCTAGGATCTGGCGCGTCTTCGGTGGCAGGTCCAGGCAATCCTTCTTCAGCCGGCGGATCGTAAACGGCGCCATGATGCCGTGAAGCTCCTCGATGTTTGTCGCTCCGGAGTTCTCCCAGAAGTGAATCGTCTTCCCGGTTTTCTTCTGAATCTTCCGCAGGTGGCCGGCGCAATAACGCTTGTCGTAGTCGGTTGATCGGTCGGCGATCTCATGTCCGAGAGCGCGGAGGATCGGGAACAGCTCACGCGCTCTGCCGTTCCGGGTCGGTGTTCCGGAGACCGCGAAGACTGCGGCAGCATGTTTCGCCCAATCCAGGAACCGCTTCGTCCGGACGGACTTCATGGACTGGATCTGCTGGACTTCGTCCCCTACCAGAACGAACGGGAAGTCTCCGCCGAACATCTCGAACATCGGCTCCGGGATGCTGGCCCAGGAGAACGTCGAGACGCGGACCCCGACGATCCGGGCCTCTCGCTGCCAGTTCGTTGTCAGGCTCGCGGGACACGCGACGAAGACGGGGAGGTTCATCCATCGCTGGATCTCCAAGCAAGCCAGCAGGACGGAGCGCGTCTTGCCGGTCCCCATCTCGGATGCGAGCAGGATTCGGCCGTCTCGGAGCATCTGCTCGGCGTCCTCGATCTGGTGGGCGAACGGCTTGGAGCCGTCCTTGAATTCGAAGCCGTGGAGGCCGGCGGTCTCGATCAGGTTCCAGCGGCTCCACTCTTTGCGGCGTTCTTCGAAGGTCATTCCACCGCCTCCAGGCAGGTCCCGAAGTTCGGCTTGCCGTAGCGCCAGTCGTGCTGCGCGGTCTTGACCCAGAAGCAAGGGACGCCAGGGTTCACGACGGCCGTCATGGGGAGATACATGTCCGAGATCACGATCACCCAGGCCCACTCTTTCGCGCCGGCTTGGTAGCCGATCTGAGTCAGGGCGGGATTCAGGTCCGTCCCGCCGCGTCCATACCATTCGGTCGGGACCTTGATCGGGAAGTCCGCCGCGGTGAACTTCTTCTCTTCGCCGACGATCCGCGTGTCGCACTGGATCAGACTGATCTCTGCGCCGGCGAATTCGCGGACGATCTCTTCGATCCGGGCGAGGGTGCTGTCCATCTCTTTCGCGGACATGCTACCGGACGTATCGACGAGGACGACGCCCTTCCCATTATTCCGATCGACGTTCGACGGCATGATCACGTCCGAGCGCCAGGAGGACTTCCGGTTCGCCCGGGAGTAGCTCTGGCCATCGTCGCCGAGTTCCTGCATGAGGTTCTTCAGGTGGTGGAACCACTGGACGCGGTTCTTGGAGGCGAGCGCCTGCTGCATTTGCTTGGCCCAACCGGGCGAATTGCCGGCCATCTCCGCCGCCAGGATACCCTCGGAGACGATCTCTTCCCAGGTCTGCTCCGCCTGCTGGACTTCCTCAGGCTTGACTTCGAGGACTTCGCCGACGTCGCCTTCTCCCGCGGTGGCCGGATCGAAGGTCTTTTCGCCTTTGTTTTCGCCCTGCTCGCTGCCGGGATTCGATTCTCCGCCACTTTGATCGGGTGAGCTGCTAGATCCATCGTCTTTTTGATCGGGATCGCTCTCCGTCGATTCTCCGGACTCTCCGGGATAGCCGTCTTTATCGTCGAGCTGATCGCCTTCGCCCTGCTCGCCGGCGTCCGATTTGTCCTCTGACTTGTCTTCCGACTTGTCCTGCTCCTGCTGGCTCTTCTGGAGTTCCTTCAGGTAGAATTCGGCGTCCTTGTTGATCGGCAGCTCGGCGAACGATCCCATCCCCGGGAAGCATCCCAGAGCGCGGAGGCGATCAGGGCAGCGGCCCTGTATCAGCCAGTTAGCGGCGAGGTCGAAAGCTTGGTTCCGGATCTCCTTGTCGGCGCCGAGGCATCGGAAGTGATGGCCGAGGAAAACATGAGCGGCTTCGTGAAGGACGACCCAAGCGGCTTCTTCGTTCGTCATCCAGTCCACGAAGGAGCGGTTCCAGAACAGCTCTCCGCCGTTCGTCGTCATCGTGTCGGTGATCTTGTTGTCTTCGCGGACCGTCCACTGGGCGCGGACAGAGGTGAAGCAGGGGAAGTCTTCGATCAGGCGGTCGAGCGCCCGGGTGATCTTCGTCTCTGCCTTCGTGATCGTGATTTTGTTTCCGTTCATGGTAGTAATATCGGCGCGGCAGCGGAAAACTTCACCTTTTATTGTCAGAAATTTGTGCCTCTTTTTCTGACATTGAGTGTCTACTTTTTGGACAGCTCTCGGAGCGCGGCTTCTAGCTGGTTCACCGCCTCGGACAGGGTCCCGGGCAGCGCCTGAGAATGCCGGCGTCCGGATCGCGGCGGCGGGATCTCCATCTCGATCGTCTCGATCGCCGACCTGATCAGACCCTCGGCGGTGGGCGGCGGGGTGGTGATGTGGCTCGCGACCCAAGCCTTGCAGTCCCGGAGCGTCGTCCGGTCATGCAGCGGCTTGCATTCGGCGCCCTGGAAAACTGCGTAGCAACGGACATGGTCGTCGCTCAGATTCACGATGCAGATGTCCGGATAGGCCGACGACCTCCAAGCGGTCGGGGTAGTCTTTTTCCATGTTGCCATTATTCGGCCTCCTGGACTTCGCGGATCGCCTTCAGGACCTTCGCGAGGTTCTTGTTGTTCACTTGGACGGAGACGATCGACTCGCCAGACGTCGGCTGCATGTCAACCTTGACCGCGTGAGCCGGGAAGAAGACGGAGTCGCCCCTGTTCTCGGTGTCCGCGATCTCCGGGAAGACTTTCCCGATGATCGCCGTCCGCTCTCGGAGGCGGAAGCTGGCCTGCTTCTCCAGGGTCTCCCGGTTGTGCATGTCGAGGGTCAAGCGGTCGAAGTTCTGGGCGAACTCTCTGGCGATCTTGAATGTCTTTTCGTCTGTAACCTTCCGGATCTTGCGGAGACCTCCGCGGCCGTAGCTCTTGCGCCATTCGATCTCTGCGGTGTCGCTGATGTGGTTCCAGCGGACGGCGATCAGCTCGCGGACATGGCGACCGAAGGAGCCGCTCTTCTCCAGGGTGACGAAGCCCCGGGGGATCTTGGTCCCTTTGTTAGCGATCATCTCGGGCTGGCCGGACGGCATGTAGCCTTTAACGGTGTTCGCGATCTGGTCGATGATGCTGTTCACTGTTTTGATCTGGTCTAGGTTCATGGTCTTTTCTTTCTTGGTTGGGGAAGGGAGGCTTCCTTGCCTGCCCTTCCCGGGTTGGGCAGTTCTTAGAATTGGAAATTGTCGAGTTCGTCGATCGTGTCGGCGGCGACCTGCTTCACTTCGTTCCGGACCGTCCGGGACTCGCGGACCGCGTCCGGGTTCATCGCGCCGAACTTGTCGCTGATCCGCTTCAGGGTCTCGTCGAGCTTCACGGAGCCGACGACGTTCAGGCCCTGCATCTCGTCGCACAATTCCCAGACGTTTGTCAGGAGGCTATCCTTAAAATGCTTGTCGGTGTTCGGCTGATTGCACTCTTCCAGCTTCTTGACGACGTGGGCGAGCTTCTTGGAGACCCGGGCGAGAACGTCGCGCTGGGATTCGAAGAGCTGCTCTCGGACGGAGGCTTCCTGGCTGGCTTTGATCTTCTCGACTTCTTCGGCCGGAAGCGAGGCGAGGCGGATGTCGGAGGCGCGGGAGACCGCGGAGGTCCGGACGTTGAAGCGGAACTTGCCGGCGAAGCCAGCCTTGTCCGGGAAGTTGACTTCCGGGGTGAGACCGTTCAGGCGCTTGTGGACCTTCGCGGCGATCTCGTCGTAGCGGCCGACCGCGGCTTGAACGGCGTCTTCGAACTTCGCCTTCGCGACTTCGAGCGCGTCCTTGGTTTTCAGGTAGCGGCCGACGGGGACCAAGCGCATCCCGTTATCTTCCCACGGGAGGCTGCTCCCGATCCAGACGGCTCTCGCTTCGCTGCGAGCTGCCATGATGTCCTTACGGTCGGCGGGGTCCATCGCTTTCAGGACCGTCGAGATCGCGTCTTCGTCGGCGCCGTGAGTCGCTGCGGCTTCCTTGGAAAGCTTGTCGCATTTGACGTTGCCGGCGTAGGTTCCGACGCTGAGCTTGACTAGGACGCATTGTTCGCTGATGTCTTTTGTTTGGTTCATGATCTTGTCTCCGTTCTTTGTTTGGTTTTCCGTCACTGGTTTACTATCGGCTAATCTGCTGAAAGCTTTAGGATTTATTCGCTTGCCCAGTCGATCACCGCGTTCGCGTCTGCCGTGTGCCTCGCCGCCGAGGTCTGGGTCGCGACGATCTGCTTTGCGCTGCTCTTCGCGAATTGGGCGAGCTGTCCGCCTTTGAAGGTGATCAGGAGCGCCACTGCGAGGAGGAGGATCGAGCCGGTTTTTTTCATCTTGCTGCTTTCGTTTTTTTCGTTGTTTCCGTTCACAGTAATAATATCGGCCAGATCTGGCTATTCTTTAGGGTTTTTCTCTCTTTTCTCGTAAGTGCCTGATCCGGTGAGGTTTGTCTGGAAGACTCCAGGAACGCCTTCCCAGGTCGCTTTGCAGTCAGGGCAGGAGCAAGGCTCGATCCGCTTGGCGGCGGCTCGGAGGTCCGCCCGGGTCCATTCGTGGAGCGCGTGGACGCCGTCGCAGGCCCAGCCGGTCTTCAGGTTCGCCCAGAAGCCGTCGCCGGTTCCGGCCTCGCTCCAGACCTCGGAGATCCGGGGATCTTTTCGGAGCTGTTCGAGTATGGTCATGTTGCGCCTTTCGATTTAAAGGGTCCGGGAGGAGGAGGACGGAGAGGCCTCCCTCCCTCCCGGCAGCAGGCGTCCGCGGATCAGGCGGCTCGCTTGCCTTCCCAGATTTGATACTCGGTCGTCGCGACGATCTCAGGGCAAGCCTTGGCGAGCTGCCGGATGAAGAAGGAGGCTTGCTCGGTCGCCCAGCGCATCGCGTAGGTCAGGAACTTCTTGGCCTTCGTCGGCGTCTCTTTCGCCTTGCGGACGAGGAAGAGCGAGAGCGCGAACGTCACGTCCACCTTGTCGGGTAGTCTGCAGCCGGCCGGATCTTTCAGGATCTCGTCTTCGGTCGGCGCGTTCTTCCAGATCTTCACCCATCCCATGAATTCGTTCGCGGCTTCGCTGCCGACGCAGCCGGCGACCACTGCGCGGATGATATCGCCGACCGGGAAGTTCACCGTCTCGCTGATCTGGTGAAGCGTGTCGGCCATCTCCCAGGTCCGCTTCGTGACGCTGCCAAGCTCGATCATCTCGCCGCCGGCGGGACCGTTCCAGACGTCGTTCCGATACTGCGCGAAGGCTCGCATTGCGGGAGAGATCCCGGCGTCTTCGGCCCAGCTATCCCAAGCTTCCAGGGCCTGCTCGGAGTCGGTTTCCATGTAGATGTGAACCATCCGCGAAGCGGCAGCTTTGGACATCATGTTCGTCCCGACGTCGGTCGCCTGATTGCCGGCGATCACCATCCGGGCGCCGGATTTGATCTTGCGGCCGAAGACTTGGCGGTCGAGGACGATCTGGAGGCTCATGTTCTGAACCTGCATCTTGGCGCGGTCGTATTCGTCCAGGAAGACGATCGACTTCTCGTCGTCGGCGCCGATGCCTTGGAAGGGGATCAGGTCCGTCATGAGATACTTCAGGCGCTCGCCGTCCGGGAACGGGATCGCGAAGTCCGAAGGCTCCTTGTCACCCAGGCGGACGTCGTAAAGGTTCCATTTGAGGCGCTTCGCGATCTGCGCGACGATCGCCGACTTGCCGGTTCCAGGTTTGCACCAGACCGCGACGGGGATGTTTGCCTTCAGGCAGAGGGCGATCGCTCGGGCGGTTTGTTCTTGGTTCAGTTTTTGCATGATCTTGTCTCCGTTTCGTTGTTTCGTTGTCCGTCTCTGCTTAAGCTATCGGCATCCTTGCCGAAAGCTTGAGATGTTTTTTCTGATTAATGATCTCCCGCGGGACCCTTGCGATAGCCAATGCTGCGGACTTCGAACTGTATCGTCCCCGGGATCTGGGTCACTGTCGCGACCGTCGCGGTCATGAATTCGATTGCTGCCAGGACGATCTCGATCTCTCCGACCAAGATGTTCGCGAAGATCGGGGCCTTCCAGTCGGCCGGATTGGCGACCGCGGTGAAGGCAGTCTTCAGGGCGCCGACCGTGAACTTGCCGCAGGTCTGCGCGTTCATCTCGGCGGCTTGCGCGGCGTCCAGCTCACGATAGAGGCGTTCCAGTCTTTCGGTGGCTCCGCAGACCCCGCCGGCGTCCAGGACTTGGGAGGCGGCGTAGCGGTTCTGGTTCTCGATCTCGATCTGCTTTTTGATTTGTTCGGTTTTGGTCATGATCTTGTCTCCGGTTTTTGTTCTTGTTTCCCGTCTCTGGTTATAACATCGGCAGGCCCCAAGATTACTTTAGGCCCACCGTGAGATTTGTTTAGGCAATGCGATCGAGGATCGCGACCGAGGACCTGATCCGGGACGCTTCGGCGGCGAGGTCGTCGATCTTGCGGAGCAGGGCTCCGGTGCCTTGTTGGTGACGGCCGCAGGCGATGTTCGCCGCGTGGTGAGTCTTCCGTAGTTCCGCTTTGATCTCTTCGAGTCTGTTTTCGAGCTGGCTTTTCATCGTTTTTCCTTCGGTTCGTCGTTTCGTTTCCCGTCTCTGGTGGTAACATCGGTAGCTTCTGGCGAAAGCTTTAGGATTATTTCACCCATTCGGCGCCGGCGGTCGTTAGCTTGTTTCCGGCCCAGCCGTCCGTCACCGTGTATTCGATGATTCCAGCCTCACGGAGTTCGGCGAGCGCGGCCTTCGTGGTGGGGCGGAGGTTCGGGGCCTTGACCCAGCCGGTCCCGTGCGCGTTGTCGTGGGCGGTGGCGAGGATCGCTTGCTGGGTTTTATTGAGCTTTTTCATCTTTTTGCCTTCGGTCTTCGTTGTCTCGTTCTCTGTCACTGGTTTAATATCGGCAGCTTCTGGCGAGACCTGAAGGATTATTTCAGATTATTCGACCCCGCTGAATCCGCCGCCCTTGACCTCGGACCTCATGGCTGCTGTGCTGGCGAGATCGGTGGCCTTCCAGGTCCTCCATTCCTGCTCTGCCGCGGCCTTCGTTTCCTTGGGTTCCCCTACGGTCCATCCCATCGACCGATCGACGGCGAACCATTTTCCGGTCTTGGGATGCTTCGCCGTGCTGGGAGTCAGCTCTGCGGCTATTGCTTTGGCTTTTTCGAAGAGTGCGTTCATGGGTTCCTTTCCTTTAGTGCTTTTTGAGTTCGCGGACGATCCCGGCCCAATGCCACTTGACCTTGTGGTCGAGGGCGAGGCAGTAGGTGTGTAGGATGATTCTCCCCGTCCGGGTCGTCGCCAGTTTTGATTTTATCGCTCTCACGATAATACCATCGGCATCCCGCAGAAAAACTTCAGGAGTTTTTTTCACTTTCCCCGGTGTCCATTGTTGAGACAGTTCCTGTCCCAAAAGTAGACCTGGATTCCGGGAGTGCAAGATGGAAGCGTGAGAAGCTGCAGGAAGGGGGCGCCGGCGCGCCCAGGCTCGCCAGGAGACGCCGGCCGACCGTCTGAAGGGGATCAGGGCAGGCGGACCGCTTAAAGCCTCCTGAGTGATCCGTCCGGACGCCATTGGTAGGCGCGTCCGTCGTGCATCTTGAAGGGTTTAGCGGAATCGGATGGAATCCCGTTATGGAAGCCGGCGCGATGCAGTAGGGCGAACCTGGACGGAATCTGCCGGTGGAGTCCAGGGGCGCGGTCCGCCCGGAAGCGGCTGCGGATCGGGGCGCCTTTGTCTGGCGTGAATATCGGGTGATAGTGTGATGCTTTCATGGTGTGCCTTTCGTTATGTTGAGATCGGATTGAGGAAGGAGAAGCTGATCAGCTCCTGCCCTGTCCCGGTAAAGTTCGTGAAGGTCTCCGTCCCCAGGCTGAACGGGATCGACTTCCGGCCGGCGTTCTGCTCTTCCCACTGGGAAAGGAGCCGGTATGGAATCCAGACGACCTTCGGCGGGGTGTCGTGTTTTGCGTGGAATGCTTTGGGGCGAAACTCCCAGAGGACCCCGGAGATCGCGCCGGCCCAGTACCAGAGCGCCAGGGACTCGAACTGCTTCGTGGTGAGTCCGGACTTCTTGACCTTGAAGCCGAGGCGCGGCTCCGCGGTGCTCTTCGCCTCGATCCAGATCGCCCTCCCATCGACGACGCGGGTCCCGGTGTAGTCCAGGCAGTCGTTCCGGAGCTGGATCACGACCGGCTTCCCTCCGATCCGGATCACCTTGGTCGGCGGCTCGATCTTGCGGAGGACGATGATCCGGTTCATCTCCGCCCAGCCGGCGGAGAGGTCTATCCGGCGCTCGAAGTCTTGCCCGGGGGTTTGTGGCTTAGTCTTCATGGCGCGGATTGACGTTCACGATCTTCGGCGGGACGAGCTTTTCCATTGTTGCCGCGATGTCCCCGAGGATCTCAACTTGCTTGCTGTGCCTGTCGAGTGATTCCCGCCAGAAGGCTTTGATCTCTTCGCGGCTTTGCTTGTCCTTGAGTTGGACCGCCAGCGCGACCATGCAGACGGTCGCAACTGCTCCGCCAATGAAGGCCGCTCCGCAAAGGAAGCTTAGGATGATTGTGTTCATGTTTTCATTTTTCTTTCGGTTTGCTGTTCCATCCGCCTTCTTCGGCGATTAATCCTTCGGCCCTCGCTGCGGTCGGGTTCCTTCCGATCCACTCATGGCAGGCGAAGCAGACCGCGGCGAAGAAGTCCTGATTGTGGAGGAGGTCCCCGATCCTGCCTCGCTTGTGGTGAATGTGCTCGCTCTTCTTGGCCCAGCATCGTTCGCAGATCGGGTGAGTCTTCAGATATCGCCGCTTCTCCCTTGCGTAGAGCGTGAGGTTCGCCTTCCGCGCCTTCGAGACCGGACTGATCCGCTTCTTCTTGGAGGCGCCGGCGGGGCGAGCTGTCTTCGGGCGTTCCTTTCGGGTTTTCCACCCATTCGGCTTCGTCCCGCCGGCTAAAGTTGTCCAGAGCGCGTTCCCCATGTCGCCAATCTATCACAAGGCTATGATGATGCGAGCGAATTTCCAGGCGATCCCGATCGCGATCCCTACGCCGGCGCCGGCAGCGCAGGCGATGGCGAGCGCGTATAACGCAAGGCGCCAGGGTGGGCGTCTCGGCTTAGGTGTCGGCGGGGTGATGTAGGTCCTCGGTCCTATTCCGGGCAAGGCTGTTTCGTGATTGTTCGGTTTCATTCTTCTTTCGTTCTTCGTTGGTGTTCCCTTGTCAGCATCGCGCCGACAAGGAGGTCACGGACCTTTGTGATGTGTTTACACTGCAGCGGGAGGCCCTTGTTCGCTCCGCTGTTCAGGTGCTTCTGCTTCTTGAACGTGAACTCCTCGCATGTGCAAGATCCGTTTCGGTCGCCCTGAAGTTCGTAGTCCATCAAGTCGACGAGATACTCCTTCCCTGGAGTTGTCTCGGACTCGACGATCCAGCGCGTCCAGTCGTCCTCCTCCGGTCTCGCTCTGGCGGTCAGCTTGCGGACAAGCTGGGCGACCCAGGACACGCCCGAAGGGATCATGTTCATCGGCTGGCGGTCGCCGGCTTCCAGCCTGCCTTAGGCTTCCAGTTCTTCCAGGGTTTGCCGTTGCCGTGAGTTGCGACGATCGTCACCGCTTCGGCCGGCGGTGGGATGATGAACGGCGCCGGCGCGGCGGCAGGGATCTCCATCGCCTTCCAGTATCGGATCGGGACGCGGTTCGTTCGCCCCATGAAGACGGTCTCCACCTTCCAGGCGAAGTTCCAGCTCTGCGGGGTCGGCGGCTGCTGGCAGTGCTGCGCGGTCCGCCAGTCCACAAGGTTAGTCGATGTGAGGAGCAGCCAGTTCGTGACGGACGTCCGGGTCGTGACGGTCCCCTCATGGAGGCCGGTTAAGTGATTGCCGAGGACGATCGGTTCGGCGTTTGCTACGCGGACCGCCGCCCATAGCAACGCTGCCAGCGTGATCATGATCGCGATATAGAATTTTTTGAATTTGTGCTTGTTCATAATACTTCAGATGTTGTCCTTCGTTTGGTTGTCCCGGCTCCATCTCCGGGGAAATTATTTAGGGTGAGAGATCAGATCGACGTGGACGACATGCTTCATCGACTTGCCGATCCCGTGGAATAGCGCCTCGAACGATCGCTGCAGGCGCGGAACCTTCGAGATGTTCGGCGCGTCGTTTGGGACCCTGATCTCGAAGACGGTGATCGTCGGGCTTGCGGATTTAACCTCGATGGCGACGGAGCAGAAGATCGCCTCGGATGTATCCTTCAGGAGCTTCTCGAATGTCGCCTTGTCCCAGTTTTCTTGTGCGACAAATTTGTGAGTCGGTGGCGTCTTGCTTGTGGCGGTCGGCTCCAGGAGTTCGATTCTCACAAGCTTCCCGTGTCGGTCGCCGGCTTCTTCGGAGACGGCGATCAGCGCGTCCAGCGTCGAGCGTTGCTGTCCGAGGACCTTCCCTTGGTCGTGCTTTCCGACTTGAATGGTGAGGATCGTCGATCGCTGGAGGGCGCACTCCGTTACGATTGCAGATCTCTTGTCCCAAACCAATCCGTTCACTAGTCTTTTAACGAGTTCCATGATGTTCATATCTTTTTTTCCTGCCGGCAGCTTAATCTATGGCGTTCTCCTTTGCAAATCCGAAACGAACAGGGAGTCAGAGTGGAGCTGGCGGATCACTTCCTGGATCAGGAGGTCCCGCGGCCATTCGGCAGGATTCGCTCCGCTCTTGTCCCGCATGTCCTCCAGGAGTTGGACGTCTTCGCGGGTGGCGTTTGATATCGGCGCCGAGCCGAGCTGTTTGATCATGATCTGGGTCGAGCCGGCCTGAGATCTGATTGAATTCCTGAGCGCCCGAATCCATTCGATGTTCGTCGGCCTCGCCCGGGGGCCTGATTCTCCTCCGATGATCACCCAGTCCGGAGCGATGCCTCGCGGATTGATCGGTCCCAGCATTGGCTCGACGGAGACGAACCGCATCCGCGCCGGCGTCCCCATGAGGATCGGGACCTTGTGATCCCAGCAGTCTTGATTCTCGGCGGTGACGCCAAGCGCGACGTTGTCCCACGGGAGGTCCGGGAGCCGGCTGATCTGCTCCAGCATCTGGGCGGGTCGCTTCGTGAGCAGGAGCCAGAAAAGATTTGTGCATTCGGCTATGATGGTGAAGAGCTGCTTCCGCCAGTCCGGATCGACTTCCTGATCGAAGACGTCCATGAGCGAACCGCAGAAGACGGACGGCTTCCTGGATGTGATAAAGCTCTGATGTTTTGAGCAGGTCAAGACGTGTTCGGCCGCTTGCTTGTTCCAGAGCCATGTCCCGCAGACCTCGCAGCGTTGCTTGCGGACGTTCAGCGCCCGGGCGATCGTCTGCCATGCCTTCGTTTGCCGGCGGGGTTTGCCGGCGCCCCATTCGATTCCGAAGCGGGAGCCATATTCTGCGGCGTAGCAGTGAAGGCAGGCTGGGGAAACGCGGGTGCATCCGATCCACGGGTTCAGCGTGAAGTCGGTCCAGATGATGTTCGATTCATTCTTCATTCGTTCTTTAAAAGGTTGGCCAAAGGGGTGCCAGACGTTGGGTTTGCAAGTCCCATATTCCGCTGCTAGTTGCAGCCTCCCCATCCAGCGAGCAAGCTCGCTATTCTAATTTATCGTCCCTTGAACTATTGGCCGGCGCAAGCTACTACCTTCCCGCCCCGCGGTCAAGTTCTCGCTGCGCCCTAATCTCTCGGATGCGGGTTCTGGTTTCGTCGATGCTGAGGACCCACTCCGTCCGGATGTTCCGGAACTGGAAGATCGGGATGCCTTTGTTCCTGGCGGTCGCGATCTCAGCCATCACGCCGGCGCCGATCTTTCCATCGTCGAAGGTTCGGTAGACGAGGATGTCGGCCCACTCCTCGATAGCTATCTTGCAGGCTGTCATGCCTGCGCCAGATCCGGACGTCCGGAAGATCTCCTGGAAGCGTTCGGTGTTCGGATTGATCACCGCCCAGCCGGCGTTCGCGATGTCGATCAGGTCGAGCTTCTCTTCCTCCTCGCCGTAGAGCGTGATCGGGTGGGCGTAGTAGCAGCGGAGCTTGAGCGGCTTCAGGTCGTCAGGGTCAGGCGGTGCTGCCTTTTTGGCGGCTTCCAGGGCCGAGGTCAGGCCATCCCCAAGCATCCGTTGGAACTCTTTTCGGGTGAGCGGCGTCGGATCGGTTTTCGGCGGGATAGGCCCTTGCGCCTTCAGCTCCTCGGACTCCTTCCGGAGCGTCTCCAGGGTGGCCTTGCTGGCGTCGATCCGTCGCTCCAGCTCCGCGGCCTTCGCTCTGTCCGCGGCGTCCTTCCGTTCAGCTTCCAGGTCTTTAGCGTCCACGGCCATCCGCCTCATGCTGGCGGCGAGATCCGACGCGCTCCTGCCCATGCTTCGGCCGACCTCAGCGAACCGCTTCGCCAGGATGCCGGCGTTCACCCATCCGCCCGGATCAGCTTCGAAGTCTGGGTTGGTCGAGATGGTTTGCGTTATCGGCCAAGCGACCCCGACCTTCACGTTCCCGCAGATCGCGTCCATCACGGGGGCGATCAGGTTGTCCAGTTCGGCCGGCAGCAGGCTCCGCTTGATCATCTCCGCCGTGTCGATCATGGACATGATGTTCCAGGCCGCGGCGAGCAAGTGAGGCTCCTCGCGTTCCCCGCGCTGATGCTTGAACAGGTGGCGGAGCGCGGCGTCCAGGTAGACGGAGAGCGGCTGGCCTTTGCGCCAGTTGTTCTCCCCGTAGATCGCCGCACCGTGCTCGTAGTGGTTCGCCAGGGCCTGCATCGCGTAGCCGGGGAGCAGGTCGAAGCGCCCCTTGTTCTTGGCTCCTCCGCGGTGGGCGCCGGTCCCGAATTCACGCTTGCCGGCGTCCGCTTTGATCGGTCCGCTGCTGGTTCCGGTGGTGGCGGCTTCGTCCAGGTCTTTGAAGTCTTGCATCATTTTTGCCTTCTCGGTTGGTGACATTGTTTCCATTGCGGTTAGTTTGGGCGCTTGCCGTGAAGTTTTTCCAGCAGGTCCAGCTTTTCAAGCTTCACGCGGTCGATCGCTGCCTGCATCTCGGCGAGGCGAGCGCCTTGTCCGCTGAGCTGCTGGCTCGCTTTAAGGGCCTGAGCTTGCAGCCTAACGATCCTCTTCCGATCCTCGTCCAGGAGGCCGCGCAGCGTGTCGATGGTCTCGCCGGCGGCGTGGAGCCGGCCGCGGAGGTTTTCGAGATCACGGAGAAGCGCCCCGTCTCGGAGGTCGAATTTTGAGGCTATGTTTCCGGCTTCCTTGCGGTGGACTGACAGCCGATCGCAAAGCTCCTGTACTTGGACTCTGTAGCTGGCGCGTTCCTTCTTTACCTGCGCCAGCGCGGCCTCCAGGCGGTCGATCGCGGCGTTCCTCTCCGCGCCCTTATGGTCTCGATCGCGAAGCATCTCGCTGAGGTCGCGGACCTGAGTCTCCAGGTGGGCGATCTGGGTCCGGAGTTCCCTGATTGTGGCAAGCCCTTGGTTTGCGGTCGGTCCGAAGGTTTCCAGGTCCCGGACCTTGCATCCGAGGCTCTGATTCTTTCCTTCCATCTCACGAAGGCGCGACCCCTGCGCCTGCGCTTCCAGGTGGAGTTCCTGGATCTCCGCCGCCTTGTTGTCCGCTGAGTGCTGAGCTGAATCAGCTCGGCCGCGCTGGCGGTCGGCTTCGGAGCGGATGGCGCTGATCGTGATCTTCTGCTCTTCGATGTTGTGCCTGAGTTCGTGGAACTGCTTCGCGTTCGCGTCCTTCATCCGGCGCTGCTCGTCCAGCTCCCTGCGGAGCGCGATGATCTGATCCACTTGATCGGAGACGGCTTGCCCTGATCGTGAGAGCTTCCCGCGGAGTCCTTCGATCTCGTCGTTCAGCCCCGAGACTCTGTCCTTCATCCCAGCCATCCCTTTGCGCTGGTTCTCGTTCATCTCGGAGAGTCCAGCGGTCCGCGCCTTCAGCTCCTCGATCTGTTTATCGAGCGAGACGACGCGCTTCGATTGGTTGGTGATCACTTGGAGGGCGTTGTCGCGTTCGCGTCGGACGGCGGTGAGGTCGCGCTTCATCTCCGCGATCAGCTCCGGGTCGGTCATGGTGCCGTCGCGTTCTTCTAGGGTTGCCTGGAGGCGCTTCACCGTCTCCGCCTGCTGGACGATCCGGTCCTGCCGGTCGGCCGCGGTCTTTCCGAGTGCGGTGGCCATACTCTCGGCCGCGCTGATCTGTCCCCTAAGATGCTTCTTGTCGGCCTCCAGTGCCTTATTCTTGTCGGTGAGGTCGT